AATTGTTTTATTGTTTAAATGCAAAATCTCCATGAAATAATTCCACTGCTTTATTGTAAATTTTAGTAGCTTCTTCTAATGAAGGATAAACTCCAAGCCTTAAAGTTACAGCAAATCCAGCGTTAGTTTTCATTATACCTTTTAAACCAGATTTGTTAGTTTTTCTAGCTCCTACATTTCTTTTGTTTTGGCTATTGGTCGCTTCTCTTAAATTTTCCCATTTATTATTTATTTTTATAGTGTCTTTATGATCTACTAATTCTTTAGGCCATTCGCCAGTCATATACAGAAAAGCTAATCTGTGAGCTAAGTAATGTTTTCTGTCTATTCCTATAGCGATATATCCTTTTGCAGTTATAGTGCCTGCTCTTTCTCCTGCATTAGCTCCTTTAACATTTACATTTCTAGTAAAATATCCTGTTTCTGGATCATATGTCAATAATTCTTTAAGTCTTGCTTGAGTGATCATCAAAAAAACTCTATCTGCTTAGGTTTAGAATAATAGCCTATATCATAAAGAATTTCGAGTGTTTTCTTTTGATATTTAGCGTAATCAATATCCTCTGGAAAGGCTTCAGGAAGCTCCATACAAGGCTTTGCGCCGTCGCTATCAGCTACCTTGTTATTGGTCGCTACCGTATGGATAGCCCCTAATTCGCCTTTGGCGTAGTACCAGCGCACTACTCTGCCTAGATACTCCCGGTTCCAATGCGCACCCGGAGCTTTGGCTTGTCTGACAGTAATAAAACGAGTGAAATCCTTACAATTTTTAATTGTTTCTTCTATTGGGATACCTTTGGACAATAGAGCTTCTACAGCATCAGCACATATTAATGTTTGAGGGTTCATGTCGAGTTTAGTAGCTGACTGTGATCCTACTTCAGCCCAAGGCCCTTTCTTCTTTACTGATCCATCTTCTTTGACAGCAAAGTAAGAATTAACGTCCCTAGCGCAGTAAATTTTATATAGCGTTTCTTCTGTATCAAAGCCTGTTCTTTGTTCCCACAATTTAATGATGCTATCTAACTGCTCCTGCATGTCGCGGCGATGGTAAATAGTAATGCCATCTGTGTTAGCTGATACAATTTTAAATCCAGCTAAATGCAGCATTTCAATGAGCATTAATATGCTAAGCTGACAAGTCAGGTTCATTTGCATTGTTAGCTGAGGAGAACGCATCTTAGACCATTTGTCGCTAAACTTACCAGAAGTACCATTTAGAAAAATCTTCAATCCTTTATCCTTGGTAAAATTCTTTGCTCGCTTAGCTGCTACTCTTGCATCTTTAAAGCCTTTAAACACGGTTAAAAAATTTGGTCCGCAAGCTCTAGGATATAAGCCTAAATTAATAATTGCATTTGGATAATAGCTAGTAACGTCTCTATCAGTTAGCTTATAAATTTCATCAGCTACATATTTAACTGTCTTTTCTTTTGAATGTAATCCTCCTATTCCAAAGCTATAACTCATATCTCCTATATTTAAACTTACAGCTATGCTTTCAGGAGCATCAAGATAGCCACTTTCATTTACGCGAAATTTAGCTTTCTTACATACTTCAAGAAAATTTATTAAAGTTGGCGTTTGAAACGATAGAAATTGTGGGCAATGATAATAGTAGATTTCTCCTGTTGGAATGTCAGGACGCTCTACTAGCTTGCCATTTAATTTTGAAATTTCTTTTGACAGAACAATTTCAGCCATTTGAGCATCTGACTTGCTTCTCAAATCTTCATGATACTCATTGCCAATAGCTTCACGCAATTCAATGCGTTCTTTCATGAAGTCAAATAGCTCCTCAGTAATATCTAACTGAGTGCAATTAAATTTCTTAAGCTCCTCTATTTCAAAATCAGATAGTTCAGCATCAATATTGAATGGCTGTTCCTGAATACTTTTAGTATGCAGTCTAGCGCCATATAGCTTTAGACTTCCCTTTAATGGAGCTACTTCAATTAAGTCTATATGATTAATTGGATAGGTTTTAAAATTGTAATTTTTCTTTAATTCAAAATCTCTTATGCCTCTAATGATTAAATCATTTACAGCATCTTTAATTATATATGTATCTTGAATGCGATAAGCCAACCAAATAATAAGCAAATCAAAATTGATTGAATTAAATCCTACCGTTCTATAATTGTGAAGCAACCATGACAAAAATTGAGGATTGAAGTGTTTACCATCCCCACATTCAAGCTGAAGAAATTTATTAGCTGTATGAAGCTTAAAAGTTATTAGGAAATAATTAGAATAGCTTTCAACATTTAAGAACAATGTTCCGCCAGCATTGGCTAGTATTTCACTATCTGTTAAAAATTCGCGTTGTTTAAATGGTCGCGGCTTGTAAGGTAGAAGCTCTACCTCTTTTTCAAAGGTTATTAATCCTTCAGCGTTTAGGGGCATTTTACTTTACCCTTCCTGCTATAACCCCTCTACACACATCGCCTTCAAATTTTAAACAATAACTACTTTCATGTATTCCCTTTGCTTGCCAGTCAACTTTTTTAACATAAGGCTGCATCATTTTCAATTGTTTAATTGGATAAATAACACCTTTTGGAAGTCCTGCACATTCATATGAAGCACCTTGATTATCAGGATCAGACATTAAAAGATTTGTATCAAAATATACGTTACCATCTTCTGAGAATGGCGACACAGCATCTAATGCTTTAAAGAAATTTGCATCAATGCTCCACATATTTCCTTCTATATTTAATATGCGCGATACGTCCGGCCATTCTGCTGCATATAATTGTGTTCTAAGCCAGCAACCATCTTCAAAATAAAACGTAGCTGAACAATTACTAAATCCAAATCCTGTTAAATTCTTTTTATGTGAAGCAAGAGCTTTCACAAACTCTTTTGGCAATGGCACATTAGGAGGTAAATCTAGACCATGCCAATATTCAAAAAGCATTGTGCGATTAGTTGAAATAACTGATGGGCCATTCATTAAAACAGATGCAGTTAAAACATGCTGAGCATTTTCACTAGCTAACACTCCTACAGCTTCTACAGCTTCTTTAAATTTATTTGTAATGCCTACAATCTGAGGATCAGGAATAGCCTCTTGCATTAACAATGGATCAAGACAATCAACAGTGGCTTTAAATTTGCCTGATTTGATTGACAATCGCTCATTGTCTAGCTGAGTTAATGAGAAGCTTTCTTCACACTTTGAAAGAGCCGTGACTAAATCTTGAGTGTGGGGATAGCAATACAAATCTTCTTCAATAGGAGCGCCAGCAGCTATAATGCCATTAAACATTATAGCCCAATGGTTCTTTAATCCAACATGAGTTTCAAATGGTGCCCCAATCTTTTCACTAACACATGAGACAAATTCCAGTGCTTTAAGCAGACTGGATTTAGTTTCGGATTTGGAGCGAGGTTGTCTAGCCATCAAATGTAGAACTTATGTTTGCAGCGTTCACAAGTATATTCGTATCCATGCATAGGCTCTTTAATTATCCCATCAGGATAATCGTGAAATTCAAAATTAGGATATATCATTTGAACTTCGCAAACTGCATTTTTATTCCAGCGAAAATAAGCTAGTATTACCCAAATAGGCCAAAGAATTTTTGTTAAAATGATTTGCATTCTCTGATCCTCAAAATGGGATATCCCCATCAACATTACTACTCTCTTCAAAGCTCTTGCAACCAAAAACAATTATTCTAGCTGGTGGTCTAACATTGTATTGTTTGCAGATTTCATTTTCTCCAAAATGTTCACATACAATGCAGCTTTGAAAGAGCATATTATTGGGAGTTACGTCTTTAATTACTTCAGTTAACAATTGAGCTAGTTTAGCTCTTATCTCTATTTCTCCTAAGCGTCTAGGCTTTAAGCTAACGTCACTCATTTTAATTTCCACACAGGGCCGTAATCAACAGCAACTTCTCTTGTTTCTTTCTCACTTCCAATAAAAACAGGAGGTTGAGATTGTCCTGAGTATATACTTAGAAATATACAACCTGTATTGTTTATTTCTTCTATGGCTTCTTTAGTTAATTGCCATTTAGATACACAAACTACTCCATTTGTGAAAATTGGTAAATCTTGAACTTGCTCAGAAGTGGTATCTTTAGGAGCAGTCAAAATTTTATTAGCACCATGCCATTTAACCGGAATGCTCATTTTTTATTTGCTGCTCTATTTGCTTCAACTTCTGCTTCTGTAAATGCACCAAATTCAATACCATGAGTATAACATAAACTTTTGCTTATTCCAATGCATATATTGTTAGGACAATCTGTAATTTCACAACGCGGCCAAAGTAAAGTTTCTCCATCCTCTAATTCAAATTCATCATGGCCACGTCTACAAGCTGAATAATCAATATTTTTATAAATTAAGGTCAAAATTCTGCTCCTAATATCTCAGGATATTTTTTATTCACATGCACTCGAATAAATCTAGGGCAACGCAACTCACTGACAAATTTTAAAGCTTGGTCAATTGTAGAAGGCGGTTCTGTTTTATGGCGCTTTCTCCACCAATCTCTAGCAACTTTGCCAGCCATTCCATTATGCTCAAGACAGACAAATTCTTTAAACGCTAAGCCGCTTGTATAATACGTAACTTTCAATGTTGGCGGCTTGTCGAATTTTCCGGGATGCTTTTCATAGTGAGACCCTAGCACATTAAACTGCTCAATGACAGGAACAGGCTCAGAAGCAGCAGCCTTAATTAATTCTTCAGAGCCAGCTTTTGAAACCAATTTTATTTGGAAATTAAATTCGCTTCCACACTGACAACAGAAACGCACTTTCGTATGATTGTAGGCACCGCAAACTTCGCAAATTTTAACTGGCATTTCGCCAGCTTCACCTTTGCGCATTTTCGGAATTACAGGATCATTGATTGGTCCTAGACGCGGTGTATTGCGAGCGAAATCTAAAACTAAGCAGTTCTCTTTTCCATTAGCAGGACGTGTACCTCTTCCTAGCATTTGTACCCACAATGGCACGCTTAGTGTCGGCCTGAGCATTCCAATTAAATCTATAGAAGGATAATCAAAGCCGGTTGTGAGCTTTCCGTAATTGACGATTGCTCTAAGTTCATTTGCTTTAAAAGCTCTAATTGCAGCGTCGTTGTAATCAGAAGGCCGTTTAGAGTGAACAGGCGCGCAATCAATTCCGAAAGCTCCAAGCTGTTCTGCAATGTGTTCAGCATGTTCAATTCCGCTTGCGAATATAAGCCAAGATTTTCTATTTTGACCGGCATGACATAGCTCCTGTAGTGCTTTGAATGTTATGTGCTGTTTATCTACAGCCCCTTGCAATTGAGTTTTAACAAACTCTCCATTTTGCACTCCAACGTCTGAAACGTCCAATTCTGTTCTGGTGCGAAGCGGAATAAGTGGTGACATAAAGCCACCAGCTAAAAGCTCATTAAAACCTTCTAGATTTGTTTTGTCATACACAACATCAGTAAACAAACCATTTTCAGTTATCATTCCCATACCCATTCGGTACAGGGTGGCACTCATTCCAATAATTTTTAAATTAGGATTAATTAGTTTCATGAAAGCAAAGAATGTTTTATATTGACTACTTTCAATATCTGAAACCAAGTGAGCTTCATCAACAAATGCAATATCTCTATGACCAAACCAGTCTGGATGCTTGATCATAGATTGCACTCCACCAAAAATAATCGGTTGTGCTGTCTGCTTTACTTTTAATCCAGAACTATAAATTCCAAGAGGAGCTTCCGGCCATAGAGTTAGCATAGCTCTTGCGTTCTGCTCTATAAGCTCCTTAACATGAGTGATTAAAAGAAAGCGTTGATTAGGCCATTGCTTCATTATGCCTTGAATAAAAGCAGCAGGAAGCACACTCTTTCCTGTACCAGTAGGAAGCCCGATTAAAGGATTTCCTGTCTGATGGGTTAGGAAATAGTTATAAATGGCGTCTAGAGCTTCCTGCTGATAGTAGCGAAGTTGGATCATATGCGCTTATTGACTTTGCACGCTTCTAAAAATTCTCTAATTTTAATTTCATATACATGGCGACATTCTGGATAATCATCATCTACAATAGCAGGCAAATTTTTGTATGCTTTTATTAATTCATCTAAAGCATCAAATTCTTTTCTTTGAGGTTCAAGTTTTTCCATCATTTCATCAAAAGTTAAATCGGCAGCCATGCGTCGCATCCCTTTTTAATAAAATCCTCTGGAATTATTCCGTGCAATGAGCATTTCCATTCTGCATTCTCTGTAGGCATAGCATTTCTACAACTCCTACAATTCTTTTCCGGTTTCTCTCCATCATGACAAATGCCAGCTAAGTGACAATATTTGCAATTGAAGAATGATTTATTTTCGCTGATCCTTGGAGGAGGTTCTTTAGCAAAAATAATTTGCTCAGCTTTTTTTTCTAGCTGTGCTCCATAATTCCAATCAAGCTCTATAACTTTAAAAGTTATGTCACTATCGTTCTTATTTTCGATCATGTAAATGCAGTATTTGATACCCATCTTGTACCCATACTGGCATTCTTGCGCCCAATGCTTAGGTTTGGATTTTGATAGAGCTTCTTCAGCTACTTTAGTGTATCCTGCTCCTGTGTTATTAGTTTTGAAGCTGAGCGATAATATAATATCTTCTGACAATTGATAGTGGCTTGGAGCTTTACACAAGCCATCCAATGAGCCGCCATAATGGCCCATAGCTCCCGAAATGCGGAATTGTTTTCCATCTGTATCAAATTCCTTAACTTCAAATCCAATGCCGCGCAAATAAGATACAAATCTAGGCTCAGCCGAATGACCAACATTAAATAGACGCATCATTCTTCCATCATGCCAATCAAGTTTAACCCAACGAAAGCCATACCAAAGCTTTCTCCAACATTCTTCACCTAGCTCTGAAGCTCCTAGATGATTTCTATGCCCCTGCTCATAGAAAGTCTGACAAAATTTGTCTAAATCTTCAGACAATAATTCTTCTAGCTTTTCTCTGTCTGTGGGAATGGAGAGATTGAGCATTATTTTGTAGCTTCCAAAATATTTAAAGCATCTTCTACTACTTCACGAAAGAGCCACCAAGCTTTCATAGTATACATCGGATCAGGAATTATATAAACAGGTAAAGGATAATTTAAATAAGCTGGCATCTGCTTACAGATAATCATATCTGGATCAATACCATTGTGTAAGCATAAGTCGCGGCAAGCTGTTTCAATTCGCTCTAAGCGTTTTGTTCGCTCAGCTACTTCTTTTAAAATTTTAGCTTTTTGTTTAATTTTCATTTCTTCATTCACCTATTAAAAAGCTCTGCTGCTAATCTACCCCAATCAGCAGCAGAGCAGTTAACGTAGCTAATTTAAATTCTACTTATGCTACGTTCTGTTGCCCCAAGGTGGTGTCTGCTGGTTCCCTCCTCCGGGTTGCCAAGCTCCACCTTGAGGCTGTTGCTGTTGAGGCTGCGGCTGCTGAGGAGCTTGCTGCTGAGGCTGGTTAGGTTGCCCCCATCCTCCTCCCGGCTGCTGCTGCATCGGCGCAGGACCATTCTGCTGAGGCTGCTGCATAGTCTGCGGTTGAGCAGGAGCTTTGCCCGGCTCATTACCGCCAAGATCATACACCTTCTTTAATTCAGTGTATCCTTTGGCGTTAGGATTGTCAGCGGAAGGCTCCTCGCCTTTCTGATAACCAACGTCCATTAGCCCGCGTCCACCACGCAAAGCCGCGCCTTCATTTTGCCAATCCAACTGATAAATTCCAGTTGCACGGCAGAGAGCAGACAATTGCCCATAGGCAATTTCAACAGCCTTTGGAGTTTTATTCCAGATATTATAGCGATGAATTACACTTCCAAGATTTGAAGTAAGTTCAACTTCATAATATCCACCATCCTTAGCAGAGTTTTCCTTGATCGCTGTATTAGTGATCTGGAAAGGAACCTTTAAAGCAGGAGGATGGCTAGACATTCCCTGATTAGGCTCATACTGATTTGCGTTGAAACCGCCTTGCATGATCATATTATATAGTCCTTTGCATTAATTGGAGGGGTTGTAGGAATAAACTGCTGTTTACTCCATCTAACATTAGCAGCTTTAACTACTAATTCTGGATTGACAGCAAGTCTAGCTTTTCTAGCTGCTGACATTTTAGCTCTAGTTTCTAAAGAAGCTTTTCTAGCTTTCGCTTTAGCTATTCTTTCTGGTGATAACTTTGTGCCAGTTAAAGCTTTTGAAATTTTATCTCTTTGTTCTTGAGAAATTATTTTTCCTAATTTAATCTTCCTCATTTTTTCTATTGTCTTAGGAGAATGCTTTCTACCATGCATTCCTGATCCAGCTTCGCATTTATTGTAACCAAATTCTTCTTCAGTTGATCTATGCTTTGCGATGTAAAATTTTTCAAGCTCAATTAATTTATTTGATGGCGCTAATTCAATTATAATAAAATCAAAAGCTTCAGCACCATAAAAATTATAAGCTCGCTGCAAATGCTCATTATGGTGAATGTTCTTTGAAAGTCTAGTAAAATGTTCTGACTTGCGGCGAACAAGATATGTCGCGCTTCCGATATATAATTTTAAACTAACTTTATTTAGAATGAAATATATACCTGAGCGCATTTGCATTAGCTCAACACCTTCTCTAATTTTGCCACTTTAACTTTAAGAGCTTTGATTTCTTCAGCCATTTGAGTAAGGTTCATCTTATAGGGACCAACCTTAACTCCCGGCTTGCGACCACGTTTAGCAGGCTTCTTAGACATTTAAATTTTCCTTTCTTAATTGCTAGGCCAAGCAGAAGCTTGAGTAGTAGGTGCAGGCATAGTTTTAGTTTCAACTTCACTAAAAGCTTTCAAACGCTTGTGAAGATAATTAAGACGTTCCATTAAATCATTAAAATTAGCATCGGGCCAGCCAAGCTGTTGCCCTGTACTAATAAGCAAATTTATAACTTCGCTTTTAGTTAAATTAACAGATTTAGTATCCATTTTAAATAAATCCTTTCTCTATTGCTAGCCATTCTGGCATTGTAAAAGTACCATCTTCATTATTTTCAACTTGAGACTTTGGCACCCAAACTCTCAATTCTTTTTTATTTTTACCTCCTACTTCTTTTTCCTCTCTGCCATCCCATAGCAAATATGCGCTATCGGTTTCATGTCTCAACTCAGCAGCTATATCAATGAGCTTAGACATTTAATATCCTATAGGTGGAGCACTCATTGCTTTCTGTACTAGGTTTCCAAAATGAGGAGGCTCATACTCATTTAAGTTACCTGTTCTATTGCGAGCTAATATGTTCATATTGCCCACACATTGAAATGCTAGATGTTCTCCCGGCATTCCCTGTATAGCTTGTGTTCTAGCCAATCTAATTATGAAATCATACAAATGAGGTACATCAATTGGTAATACTTTGCCGGGAAAATAAGGACGGCGCAAAGATTGAAATTCAACATCAGCTATTTCTTCTTTGCAGATTAGATAAACATGCTTATAGCGAGTATAATACAGCGTGCGAAGATGCTCCATTGTATTAGTAGCCATTTCACCATAAGCAGCCATGCCATGCTTTTTGTTACCTTGCTTACTGGTGCCTTGCAAGGCTGCATTCAAATAAACATCTGCCATTTGGCTTCCACTGTCAATACCTAGCGTATCAAAATTTTTAGTCTCAGTGGAATTAAAAAACCAAGAAAAGAACTCGTCTATTAATTTAGAATTATAAGCTTCAAATGTAGGTATAGTAGAATTTTTCATGCTAAGCAAACCACTTTCAGTAGCAAGTAAAACAGGGCGAGGGGCTGTTTGCAATAGTGGTGTTTTGCCAACTCCTGCTGGCCCATAAATCAAACATTTGCACCCAAAGTTTTGAGCATGTTCTTTAGCAGGCTTTAAATCATTTATATTCATTTTAAATTTTTACTTTCAGTAAAATTGGCAAATTCTTTATGAAATATCAAAGCTGCTTTTTTATATATTTCTCCTGCTTCTTCAGCAGTATCAAAAGTACCAGGAACTGAATGATGCTCATGACTCACTCCTCTTTGGTGGATGGTGCGATGAGGCGGATCAATCCGACAGGCGGATAGATCTTGAAGATCGTCCCCTTAGGGGCGTGGTCGGGCTCGTACAACCCCGCACCTTTGTACTTCCATCCCCGCTCGAGGAGGGCGCCGAGCTCTTTCTGAGTGATGGTCGGATACTTCACGGGACGTAGTCCTTTCGGTTGTAGGGATTGGGGAGTCCCGTTAGAGACCCCCCGCGATCCACTTGACGGCTAGGATGAGGAGCGTGATGGTGATCACGCTCCATCCGACGCCATAAGTTGATCATTAGCTGGCATTTCTATTATCCTCAATTGTAATAGGAACAGTCAAACCATTGCTGATAATACGCATACGGCATACACCATCAATGTTAATCCAAGTCACTAAGCCGTCATGGCGTACAATAATTTCAACGCCAGCTTGAGCTACTGTATCTTGAAATGGATTTGCTAATTCTTCTATTCGGTTCATTTCTTTCTTACCTTCGCTTCCTTAATTTCTAAAGTTGGTGCAGCTTCAGTTATTGTAAGCATTTCGCTTATAATATTTAAAGCGTCAACAGCAAACTTTGAACCTTTTTCCTTATCCTCACAAAGCTGTCTATATTCAGTGAGAAGGAAAGTAGGCTTCCAGCTTACAAGCCTGTCAGCAATGGCTGATCCTGCATTGCCAAGATTGGATAACTTTTCAAGCGTAGTTTCTACAGTGTCATTGTCTGCAAGATTATAGTTGTATTTAATTGCTGCTTTAAGCTGATAGCCTGCACCAAGCTCTTTAGTGTTCATTCCCTCATTGGCTTTAGGAAACTCACGCTTCACAATATATTTGCGAAGCTCCATTTCCTCATTCTTGGCATTTTCAATAGCTTGCTTCTTTTGCTGCCATAGCATTAAAAGCTGATCCTCACTCATAGCATCCCATGAGTTGCTAGGGTTAGGCCAAACTTGCTGAGCAGGAGTAGTATTCCAACCATTCATTTTAGCATCCAATCTATAATATAAGAAGCGACAACACCTATTGCCATAAATCCTATAACATATAGCAACATGCCATGAAATTTCCAAGGATCAGGCATTGCTCATTTTCCATTAGGCCAAGCTTGAGTAGTTTTACCATTGTCTAGTTGTGTTGCTTTCATCATGCGAGTAGCAGCACTTTCAATTGCTGTTTCTGTTTTAGCAGCTTCAACTTTATCTAAGCTACCTTCAGCGTGATCAAATACTCCTCCTCTATCAAATAGAATAGCTAGCTTAATATCAATCAAGTCTAGAAATTGATCATCTTCAATTTCAAATTTTTCAATTGGAAGCACAGCGGCATGAGCAGCTAGATAAGCACGGCGCATTGTATTGCGAGCCTGCATATAGGCTGCTCTATCATCAGGCGATAGACCTTTGAGAACTTCACGAATATCAGGCATAGTATCTCCTACACATACATCATTTTATAGCATTCGACATTTTCAGCATTCGTGAATGGTACAGCACGAATGAGCATATGATTGTGAGTGCGTAGCCACCTTTGATAAGCCATTAGTTGGCTAGCCAAAATGATTTCAGTTTTCATTGTTATTCAATCCATCTTCATTCATGATTGGAGGTAACGGTTTAAGTAGATTGTTTAGATAAACAGCATCTATGGCTCGTAATTCATCAATAGTCAATCCATTGTGATCACGAGGTTGCAATCCTGCTGCAATCCTATCTGCTTCAGTTATGATTTCTACTCCTGAAGTGTAAAACAAATCTTCTAGCTCCCTAGCTATTTCTTTAAAATTTGTACTAGCTGGAAGTTTGCTATGAAGCATATGCATTATGTGGGCAGTTAAATGCCTAGATTTTTGCAATCTTCTGTTGGGATAGATAATATACGACATTATTCTCTCATTTAATTATTTAAACTGGGTATCAGGAGGCTGGCACTGGGTTTAACAGCCTCCTGATTTAAACCTTACTGCTCACTTCATAGCTAGCTCCTTTGGCTTAGCGGTTTTAGTCCGAGTAAGCCGGACCTTGACAGGCTTCCTTCAATGTGTCAAGTCGTCAACACAAACTTTTTTTCTTCAGGAAAAATTAATGAGCGAACAAGTCAATACCCACAATAGATTAAATATAAGTCTTTCAGGTGAAGGTATTTCAACTGAGTTTGAAGAATTGCGCACATTGCTGGAAAAACGATTGTCCCAACGTTTGTCAATGGCTCAAGTATTTAAGCGTTTAATGAGAGAAGCATTGGCTAAAGAGCGTAGCCTGATCTAATTTTAAATTCCTACTGCATCACAGGCTATCATGTCTTTATTTGATCCTATTCAATTTATCAATTTGCGTTGTCTATATTGGCCTATTTCTGGTGAAGTTTGGTTTAAGTCTCGTGACTTTGGTGAAAATCCTACTCCAAGGCAAAAACAATGGAATGCTCGTTTTGCTAATAAAAAAACTGGCTACTTAAATAGCAATGGATACATAAGAGTTAGTTTTGGTCCTGATTATCAGGAATATTATGCACATCAAATAGCTTTTGCTATAATGAAAGGATATATTCCAGAAGAAGTTGATCATATTGACAAAAATAAAGCTAATAATGTTTGGTCAAACTTGCGCGATGCTAATCACAATTTGAATATGAAAAATGTAAATAAAAAGGAGCATAATTCTTCAGGACTAAAAGGAGTAAGTTGGTCCGATTGGAATAAAAAATGGAGAATGGATATAAGATCAGATGGAATTAGATATTACAGCTATCACAATACTCCTGAAGATGCTTATTTAGCATATTGTGAAAAATCTACTGAGCTTCATAAGGAGTTTGGTAGCAATGAGTAATCTATTTCACAATATACCTGCTGAGCTAAAAGCGTTGCGTCAATTCTGTCTGTGGAGATATGAAGATGTTGGAGCAGCGAAACCGACCAAAGTACCATATTCAATCAATGGAAAGCCTGCAAGCGTCAATGATCATAACACATGGTCATCCTTTGAAGATTGCGTTAGGCGTTTTAATGCTGGTGGCTATTCTGGCATTGGTTTCATATTCTCTGACAATGATCCATACACATTTATAGACTTAGATGACGCTGAAGGTGATGATGCAATATTGCAGCGTCAACTAAAAGTGTATCATGAGTTTGATAGCTATTCTGAAGTATCACCTTCAGGTAAGGGATTGCATATTATTGTTAAAGGCACTGTACCAGCAGGACGCCGCAGAAGTAAGATTGAAATTTATTCGTCGCAACGCTATGCGACAATGACAGGTAATGTTTATAATAATCAGAATGTAATTAATGATAGACAGGAATTGCTTACTCAATTGTGGGAACAAATGGGTAATGGTCCTGTTGCTCAGTCTGTTTATCATGGGGATGATAAAGAGCGACAATCAGATGAAGAAATTATTAATATGGCAATTGCCGCTGTTAATGGAGATAAATTTGTAAAGCTCAATTCTGGCAATTGGCAAGAGTTGTATAGCTCACAATCTGAGGCTGATTTTGCATATATTGATATTATTGCTTTCTATACACAAAATAGAGCACAGATTACCAGAATATTTAGAAATTCTCCATTAGGACAGCGTGACAAAGCCAAGCGCAATGATTATGTTTCAAGTATGATTGCGCGGTCATTTGATCGCATGTTGCCTCCATTGGATTTTGATGGCATTAAGAATGCTCTTGAAGAAAAGTTAGCTAGAGATAAAGCGGTATCGTTTAACGGTAGGACAGCAGCCTTTGACGCTGCTAGTATAGGTTCAAATCCTATTGCCGCTACCACTAACGGGAGTGTAGCTCAACGGTTAGAGCCAGTCGCTCATAACGGCTCGGTTGTAGGTTCAAGTCCTACCACTCCCACCAATGAACAACTTAGCTTTGATGCTAAGCTAGATACTCCTCAACCAAATCCTACTAGTAATCTTCCTCCCGGTTTGGTTGGTGAAATTGCTCAGTTTATTTATTCTGCTGCCCCGCGTCCTGTTCCTGAAGTGGCGCTATCAGCATCTATTGCGCTAATGGCTGGTATTACAGGCAGAGCTTACAACGTATCTGGTACAGGTTTAAATCAGTATGTTTTGCTTCTAGCTATGACTGGTGCAGGCAAAGAAGCTGCTGCATCTGGTATCAATAAGCTAATGAATATGATTAAGATGCAAGTGCCAACTTCTACAGGCTTCATTGGCCCATCTGAAATATCATCAGGATCAGCACTTTTTAAATATCTTGGCAACCAGTCTCAATCATTCATCAGCCTATTAGGTGAATTTGGTTTGAGACTGCAACAAATGAGTAGCCCAAATGCTAACGGATCAGAAGTGTCTTTACGCCGCATGTTTCTTGATTTGTATAATAAGTCTGGTTTCAGCGAAATATTACATGCTTCTGTTTACAGTGACAAAGCTAATAATACTAGCGCAGTGCCTAGTCCTGCTTTTAGCATATTGGGTGAAAGCACTCCTGAAAGATTTTACGGCGCATTGAATGAAGATATGATTAGCGAGGGTTTGCTTCCTCGCTTTTTGCTTATTGAGTATAAAGGCAATCGTCCGCCACTCAATGAAAACCATACTTCAGTTGTGCCTTCATTCTCTTTAATTGAAAAGCTTGCAGCATTAGCAGCGCAATGCGAAACAGTTAATCATTCAAACCCGCGTCGTGTTATTAATGTGGGTTACACTCCTGAAGCATCTAAAATGCTTCACGACTTTGACAAGTATGCTGATGCTCGCATTAATTCTTCTAACAGAGAAGTAGTTAGACAACTTTGGAACAGAGCACACATTAAAGTTTTGAAGTTATCAGCATTGCTTGCTGTTGGTCAGAATATGATTGAGCCCACAATTCAACCTCAAGATATGGAATGGGCTGCTAATTTAGTGCAACATGATATTGCAGCTATTACAGATAAGTTTGAAGCTGGTGAGATTGGAGCTAATACATTTGAAGTTAAGCAATCTATGGAAATTATTCGCATTATTAAGGATTATGCTTATTTACCTTATGATAAGCTTGAAAAATATATTCAATTTAAATCTCCTCAAATGCATCAAGATAAAGTTATTCCATATGTTTATTTAAACAAAAGATTATCTCCCTTGTCAGCGTTTCGCAATGATAAAGCTGGTCCTACAGTTGCAGTTAAAAGAGCTATACAAAATTTAGTTGACAGTGATAGAATTAAAGAAGTTGGTAAGAATTGGGTAAGTGAAAAATATGGAACAAGCCAGAGAGCATTTGTAATTAATGATTTATCTATTCTAAATTAAAGAAATATAAGCTTTCCTTGAAGGTATAAAATGGCACGTTCTAAAGCTCTAGTGTTGTCTTTAAAGAAGCCAAGTCCTTTGTTGCAGTTTGCGCAAAGCAAGCCTCTTACCTTATTTGTTTTATGACAATGATCAACATGAATATGTTTTGTGTCTTGTGATAGTATTTCTTCACAAATCGCGCAACGCACAACTTGATCATCTTTCATTAAGAATATTTGTACTCTTGATGGTCTTTTATATTTTGTTTTTGGCTCTTGCTCTAGTTTAGTTTGTAGTTTAAACAATCTGTTATCAATTGAGTTCATTATTTGCTCTTATAATATTGTGCAAATCTAATGGCAACTAACGGCATTAGATAACTAAAAGCTGAGTAAAGTCAAGAGGTTCTAACGAAACTAACGTATCTAGATATCTAATGGGCAAAAGCACCCTCCCTAGCTACCCTCCTTAAGACAACTTTAACTATCTATTAGATATATTAGATATATTAGATAAAAGAAAAATCAAGGACTTAGCCGCTAGACGGCTCGCTAGACGCCTTAGATCATGTCAGAAATCAAATGAAGGAGTAAAAAATGAAAGAAAGATATTTCACATATAGTAAAAGCAATTTTATCTGGTGATGATAGCAAAAATCATATTTCTGAATTAGCTGTAGGCAACAATACAGAATTGTTGCAAAAGCAGGATGAAATTAATAGAAAGATATTTGAAAGAGAAATCTGGAATGAAGCAATAGAAGCTGCTGCTAAAATAATTGATGAATGTAACAGAGAAGGACCGTATAATGCAATTGGTGGAGCTAGAAGAATTAGGGATTTAAAAAAATGAAAGATAAAACATTATGCCTTTATTGGCCGCAATATGACAAAGTGTTAAATATTAGAAAAATAGCTGATGGTTTTGAGTTTGAGATTAAAGATAAAAGATCAGAGATTGTAGTGATCAACATAGCACAGATGAAAGAGTTGAAGGATTGGATTATGGAGAATAATATATGAGCCGAATTGAAGAAATTTTGCACAATCTAAAAGAATATGAAAAGCATATGAATACAATGTGGGAATATTGGGATGACGTATTGAGAAGTTGGAAAATGCTTGAACGTGGAAGGATAATTAAAGAATTGCAGAAGAAACAAATAAAGGAATGGAATTATGACTGAAGATGAATGGAAGCGACCGCTTGAGGTTTTGGAAAAGGCTATGATAATGAAAAGCAATATGAAGAAGAAAGGATTGACTGCTGCTAAAGCTAAATGTCCTTATTGTGATGGATTTTGGCATGGTCGCTTAGCTGGTCACAAGCAGCATTTGCATATGAAATGTGATGGTAATTGTGGATCAATGATGATGGAATAAATAGTGCAGTGCAATATAAAATAATTTAAAATAGTAGTTGATATTGTTGTAGAAGCTGTTATTGTGTGGATAATAGATGGAGAGAGCAAATGCGGTTCATCGTCAAAGGTATCAATGATGACAAAAGCTTTTGTGAATGCTGCGGTAAATCAGGACTTCTGCGTGTAGTGTGGATTGAGGATACTGAAACTGGAGAAATTAAGCATTTTGGAACCTCTTGTGCTATGAAGCCTGCTAAGGGGTTTGACTGTATAGCTGAAATTAAGTTAGCTATTAAGCAAGCTAAAGAAAATGAAAAGCGCGTAGTTTCTAACGCTATGTATCGTTATCGTAAGATTTATAACGGTCAAATGATTAATATTAGTGCTGAGGTTGGCTATCCTGCTTCTAAAGTTGCTGATTGGGAGCTTTGGCAAAAATGCTTACAAGAAGCAAAATCAACTTGAGCAATATCTTTACAGTGAATAAATAATTTAAAATAATTGTTGACTTTCTCTTCGGTAAGAGCAGCTAAGCTAGCTAAGAACGTGGATGGGGACCGTTTTTATTTGCGTTATGATGGAAAGGGAATGCTATGGACTGGTCTTTAGCCTTTAAAGAAGCTCACAGGCTTACCCGCGAAGATAGGCAGTTTGATAGCTCCAAGAGCTACGCCTATTATTTTCGCCTTCATTTGCTTAGCTTTCAGGATGAAGCAAGGATCAAGCGCACTGGTCTAGCGCGTGCATTTGTCGTGCACGGAAGGGATAGATGGGCATGAGCAATCCTAGCTGGAAGTGGTTTAAGCAAGGTATTCAATGGGACGTTAGATGCAATGCTATTGCTGCTAATGGACAGCCTTGTAAAGCTTCAATAGTTATTTTTACTGAAACTAAAGACAGAAATGAAGCAGTGAGACAAGCTTGCTGTGAGCTTGCTCGCTATGGTTATACTAATTTGACTGTTGATAAAATGGTATGCCATAAATGACACATACACCACATTTCTTATTCTCAGCTAAGGAAGTATTAATTCTAGTACAAGCCTTGCGCTTAACTGTAGAAGATGGTACAATATTCGAGTATGCTAAGAAAGGTGAGATTGAAGCGTTGAGGCGAAAGCTAGCTGGTGGAGGAGATAAGTGAAAGTTTGGGTATGTTATACTAATAGAAATGAAGAAGGTCCATCTATTCCATTAGCTGCTTTCGATAATGAAGAAAAGGCTAAAGCTTGGTGTGAGGATCAGCAATTAACAGAATATGAAAATGCTTATTATGAGGAGCTTGAAATAAAATGAAACTCAAAGTTCAAGCTCAGCATTTGCAGCCCGGTGATATTGTCGGGAGTGGAGAAATAATTGATAGAGTTACGCTAAATAGTATTGTTTGGCCTAGCAATAAATGTATGGTTACGCTTCACACTAAAGATGAAGCAGAAAGCCGTTCTGTCCTTTGGGGTAAATACACAATGATTAATGTGGAGCGTGCAGAATGAAATTTACAATACTGACTATCACAATAACTTTAATTATTATAGCTATCAGCAAACCGAATGATAACGATTGTCCTAGAGGCTCAACTGTAGCTGCTGGAATAGGATTATGCAAATGATTGAGTGGATGATTATTATTTTAATTGCAACAGCACTTGTTATAGCGTTACCAATATTGCACGAATGGCTTTTAAAAATGTGGAGAAGTTGAATTATGTCTGAATTTATTAAACTGACTGAAAGTTTGTCTCGTGGTGATGCTAAGAGGCTTCTGCTTCGCAAGAGCCAAATTAGCCATGTGCAGGAAGGGGCAAATGGCAATGATACTCACATTAGAATGATTGGTGGCAATGGTGATAAGGATGCTCGCCATACTTATTATTTTGTGAAAGAGAAATTTGACGTTATTGAAAAGATGCTTATGGAGTGAAGCAAATGGGATGGGGCACAAGTTGGGGAAGTGAACTAAAATTAGAGAACAAAATTCCTACACATGACCCTTACACTAATCCCGGTGCGTTTTTGTATTATCAGTGTGATTGTGGGCAAGTGTTAGACCCAAGAGTTAAGAGCTTTGCTAGTCTTAATAATCATGCTAGCAATGCTGGTTGGAAAGTCAGATGGGGACCGCATCATTATGTGCCTTATTGTCCTAAATGTGTTGTGGAGAAAGAAATAGAATGACACCAGAAATTAATGCTATCATTGAAGAAGGAATTAAAAAGTTAAATGCTCAGACTAGAACTGAGTATGAAATGAAAGCTATTCGTTTGAAGCTTACACTCGCTATCATTGAGAATATTTTAAAATGCAAAACGTAATTGACATTAATTCTAATCATGTTAATCGCCTGCGCCAGCGAATTGGCGCCGATTTTAGTGAGGTCTAGCATGAAACGTTATCACGTGTTTGCTTATCCAGAATATTATCCCGGCGGCGGTTGGAGTGATCACGCAGGGTCAACTGATGACCGAGAAGAAGCCATTGGTCAAGCCGATGCTCTCCTTTCTCGATACACTGGCGGTGTGGAGGTAATTGATCTCGAAACGGAAGAGGACATCTACGTATATCCTAAATACAGGGAGGCACTCCCGTGATGGGCAAACTCGATCGCGACTGCATCCCGCCCCACGCCGTCACCATGTGGACCGATGGACGCGACATCTACGTCGCCTTGCCAATGACCAAGGGTGGCACCCCATTCATAACCCGCTATTCGCTCAGCGAGGGCGGAATGTGAAGGGTTTTTAATGGTGGAGAATAAGTAAATATGGGAATGAAATATATCATTGTAGAAATTAAGAATGGAGAGACTAAGCGAGAATGGCCTATTATTTTTCCTGATATGATGATGCATAAGCGAGTTGCTGAAACTATGCAATGGCATTTTGCTAGATTTCATGGACAAAGCTTTAGAGTAATTGCAGCAGGTTCCGTTTCTTTCTTTGGTGGAGAAGTCCGCTGTTCTGGTGAAAGCGAAACTCTCAATCTCGAAAGCCGTGGTACAGAAGATGAAAAGCTAATCAAGATGTTTGATTATTTACATGGGATAGTATGATGATTGCACGCAATAGTAAGTCTTATCCTTACTTAGCAATAGCTCAACATTATGGTGTTCCTTATGCTGAAGTGTTAAAATTTTCTGATAGTCAAAAGAACAATCTTGTAAAGTATCCTCCTTTTAATGAAAATGAATGGAGATTGGCTGTGTGGAGATTGGAAAATGACAATATCAATTTTTGAAGATTACATTGAAGATGAAATTAATGAGGCTGGCGAGGATGATAAAAATATTGCTGGTATTTTTAATTGGATAATTCGATTTATTGTCAGCTTTAGCTTGCTAGTAGGTTTAGCATTTATTTTAAAATATACTTTGATTGAGCCTTACTCATATCAAATGTTAGAGCTTCCTATTGAATTTAACTATGAGCCTGCTGCAAAGAAAGGGGAGTGCAGCGCATCTTTGAGCGAATGGTTATGGAGGATAAATGAGCAATCGCAATAAACGAATATGGACAGTTTATATTTTATGCTGTATTCTTATAGCATATCTTGCATACTCTGTTAGTTGAGTTTGGTGTATCAACCTCCTTTTTAAATTCCATTAGATTCGATAGGCTCATTCTCAGCCGTATTTTTCTTCTTTCTACCGCCACGCCTTCCATAAAAACGAGCGGAATAACAGGTAAGAATTTTCATAATATCCTCTGCTAATTCTTCTTCATATTTCTTTTCTTTTGTCTCAACAACCTCAACCGTAATTTCGAGATTTTTGAAAATGGCATCAAGATACTCGTAACCAAATCGGGCAAGTCTGTCTTTATATTCAATCAGTATTCTCTCAACTTTACCTTCAAAACACATCTTAATTAACTTATGTATGCCATTTCGCTTCTCATTTATCCCACTGGCAATCTCATCAATCAAAACATACTTGTAACCTTTGGCTTCTGCGTGTTTTCTCAACCTGTCTTTTTGCCGTTCAAGATTTTCTTTCTGTTTAGCAGTTGAACATCTCGCATAAATCACAGTCAACTTTTCTTGCTTCTCTTTCTCGACTCCCATATAAGCGTCTAAGTCTTCCTGACGGAAACGCCTATGCTCACCAGTAGTCTTGAAAGACTTTACCTTTCCATTGTTGGCAAGCGTCTTGAGTGTGTTAATTGACATCCCAAGATATTCGCTTGCTTCTGTGATTTTATAGATTTTCATTTATTCGCTTCTCTGCAATTTCACAGTATTCTTCTGATATTTCAGAACCTATCCAATTACGTTTATTTATGATTGCCATTTTAGCGGTAGTGCCAGAACCCATGAATGGGTCATACACTAAATCGCCTTCGTTACTCCAAGAAAGTATATGGTCTTGCGCTAGTTGTTCAGGAAATATTGCGGGATGGTTATGTTTTGTATTTGATACGGACATTTCCCACACATTTCCCTTAATTTTTTCGGATTTTGTTACCGTCACTTCGTTCCTATTCCTAACTGCCGAACCTTCTTCTTTATTTGAATTTTTTCGGTTTCTGATTTGTCCCTTTGTTGCACAAGGAATTTTGATTGGGTTAAATGTTTTAGGCTTCCCTTTGCTAAAAACAAACATATACTCAAACTCTTGTTCATACCTATTGTGTGTTAATGGAATGTAGTTTATCTTTCTATACATCATTGTATCGTGCAAGTTAAATCCAATTTCTTTAAAGTATAATGCTTGTCTAAAACTTGTTCCACTTTCACTACCTTTTACTGTTGCATCACCAACAATCCAAACTACAACACCACCTTGTTTTGTTACCCTGAACAATTCTTTGGCTACTGCTTCAAAGTCGAAGCTATAACCATTATAGGTTCTAAGGTTATCATAGGGAGGGCTTGTAACAGTCAAGTCAATAAAACCATCTGGCATCTTTGCCATAGTGGCAAGGCAGTTTTCATTGTAAATTTTATTTACTTCCATCTTTAATCTCCTTAACTAATTTCTCGTTTGCATCCACAATTTTCTGCATATCCTCAACGGATATTTCTTTTTCCAAAGGCTCGAAGAAATAAACCTTCTCGTCCTCTGTCTGAAAATACTCTTTGGTCACTTTGATTACTTTCATCTTTCACTCCTATAATATACTATATTTTGGGTCAAAAAGCAAGTGATTTTAACCGATTTCTTTTGATTTTGTTGGATTTTCATAAGCAGTTATATCCTCCTAAAATGGTCAAAGTAAGTCTTAGGATCATAAGCGCGAAGCAAAAGAGCTATCCTGCTGGTGCTAATAGTGCATAGCTTGCTATGGTACACCATCTTTCATTGAGGGGCAGGCAGAAGGATTGGCATCTAAGACAGAGTACCTATTATGCAGTTAGATAACCCAGCAGTATAGAGCCGACTCAGAAGATGGAAATTGCTGGTTGTGAAGCTAATCCTACTGAATGGAATGATCCAACAGATGAAATTTTTATAGCTGATGTTACTAAAAAAGTTTATCAAGCAATGATTGATGCGGTGCTTAATGACTGAAATAGATCAAGTTCTAAAACACGCTCAGCTAGCTCATTTTGATAATGAAGTGACTAGCATGATTGTTTTAATGATTGTTAAGGGAGAGCCTGAAGTACATATGGCTTTGAATGGAAATGACTTAATGATTGTGAATGCCAGTCTTGATATGTTTAAGACTGAGCTTTTAATTTTGATGAAGCAGGCTACACAGGAAAAGGGAGATAGGAATTGAATGACTTGGGGCAATCCTCCTAAATTTGTGAATGTAGATAAGCCTAGAGCTAAGAAGGTTACTCCAGAAGATTTAGCAAAATCTGGTAGTGAAGATGGGCATCAGGCAGCGTTATTCTGCTGGAGTGCTAGTGCTATCGAGCAATACCCACAATTAAAATATCTATTTGCAATTCCTAATGGTGGCAGTCGCCATATTGCTGAAGCAACTAAGATGGTTGCAACTGGATTGCGTACAGGTGTTCCTGATGTATTTTTGCCTTGGCCTAATATTAATTGGGCTGGCTGCTGGATTGAAATGAAGGTTGGTAAGAATAGGACTAGCAAAGAGCAAGAAAATTGGATTGAATATCTAACTAGTGCTGGCTATTACTGTAAGGTGTGTTATAGTTGGATTGAAGCTAGAGATACGTTGATAGCTTATTTGGAGGGGAAGTTATGAGAATTACAAATTACGAATGGTGTTCATCAGAAGGTAAATCTGACAAAGAGTTTTTAGGATGGATTTTTTGTAGGCTTCAAGACGTATTTGGAGAACAATATACAAGACATGATTATATGAGACGTTTGGCTAGAATAATTGATGGTATGCCTGGCGAAATTCCTGCTCCACCTATTCAGGGTAAGATTAATGAAGCTATTTGGTCTAATCTTTGGCCTAAACATGCTCCTGAAGCTAGAATAGCTCCTATGGATATTGTTAATGCTTTAGATAAAGCTGGATTGAAGATTGTTGAAAAATAATCAATAATAGCTCTTGACTTTAACTTTTTAACCGTATAGATAGGCTGCATTCCACAAACGGAGTGCAGCCTTATGTCATATACCTACTATGATTTTCAAACTAAGAAAGCTCTTAAGGAAGCTGTTGAAAAGCAAAACCGTGGTGAACAGATTTTTCCCGGTTGGAGCATAGAACGTAAGCTTCGCTGCTATAATCCGGGCATTGGTCCTGATTTAAGCAATCATACTGGTAAGGTTTATCTTGAAGGGCCTCACTATCCTAAGCCTCATAAATGGTATGCTGAAGGTGAAATGAAGAATGGTGTTTTGGTAAAGGTGAAGTAATGAACGAAACCCGTAAAAAGCTTCTAGAACGCATCAAAGCAATTCTAGCTAAGACTATGGCTAATGGCTGCACTGAAGCTGAAGCTATGGCTGCACTGGCTAAGGCTAGAGAGCTTATGGCTACCTATGAAATTGATGAAAAGGAGCTTGACGCTTTCAGTAAGGAAAAGACTACTACCTTTGCAACAGAAAATCGAGATCCATATGAAATTAAGCGCAATCTTTGTGTGAATGTGGGCAAATTCACTCGCTGCAAAGCTTATCGTGACAGGGCAGAAGTAATTAATTTTGCTGGCAAGGAAAGCGATATTGTATTTGCTGCTTGGCTACTTGATACGCTGCAAATGTTTGTAATGCGCGAATTGCGAGCATATCAGAAGAAATTAATTACTGAAAAGGGTATTAGTCATAGCAATAATCTTACTTCAGCTAGCTTTGTGGCTGGTTGTGCTCACAGAATTAATGAGAAGCTGAAGGAGCTTGCTCCTTTGGATTGGGCTAAGACGCAAGAGCTAATTGTATCTGAGCTTGGAATGCAGCTTACTAAATCGCGTGGTCGCAGCCGAAATCTTAGCGAAAAAGATGCTAAGGCTGGCTATAAGGCTGGTGAACATGCTCGCTTCGATAGGCCGGTTGGATCAGATGGGAAAGGGAGATTGTTGAAATGATGATAGAGCTTAAACCAATAAATAGCCGATTTAAGAGGCTTATTCATGATTTCGGAAAGGATTGGGTTGCTACCTGTAATCCTCGCTCTATGCCATGTTTTGATGGTCAAATTGGTGTAACTTGTCAACCTGTTGAAAATAATACTAAATTTTCAAATTTTAAAATAGCTGAAATTAATTTAAAATAAGTGTTGACAGGAAGAAATCAGCCGTATAGAAAGGCTGTAGGAAATCGTGGTCCTATTGACGCAGGAGAAATTAGGCAAGTTTATCGTGATATGTGCTCTAATTGGATAAACAATGGTATTTTGCCTGAAAATATTCACTTGACTTAAATAATTAAAGCGTTTATAACTGCAACATCAACAACAGGAGAATACAAAATGGCACTTAAGGATTTTGCTGAAGGTCGCACCGATGTTTACAAGATTGATCCTCGCAAGCTCCGAATTAAAGAAGGCTGGAATAGCCGGGATTTCTCTGATCCGGCTAATATGGAGCATGTCAAGACGCTGGCTGCTTCCATTCGCGAGGTTGGTGTTAAGGAACCTCTGAAGGTCAATATGGAAGATAATGTTCCGTATGTGACTAATGGAGAATGCCGCTTGCGTGCAGTTATGCTGCTCATTGAGCAAGGCGTTGAAATCAAGTCCGTTCCTGTGATGGGAGAGGATCGCTTTGCCAATGAAGCTGACAGGCTGTTCACTCAGTTTATCAGCAATTCTGGTAAGCCTTTTGGGCCGATTGAGAATGCCCGGCTGTTTAAGCGTTTGGTTGATATGGGATGGGCACAAAAGGACATTGCTGGTAAGTCCGGTATGTCTGGTGGCCGCATTAGTCAAATTCTTGAATTGAATACTCTGCCGATTAGCCTTCAGCAATTGATTGTTGAAGGTAAGGCTTCCTCAGCTTTCGTTCTGAATGTTTGGAAGAAGCATGGTGGCAATCTTGAAGCTGCGTTTGCTGAGCTTTCTGCTGCTCTGGAAGCAGCTAATGCTGAAGGTCGCACGCGGGCCATGCCCAAGGATACGGGCGATGGGGAAGGCTCTGGCGAGGGTGGAAGCAGCAAGCGTTCTGGTGGCACCAAGAGCAATCTTAAGAGCTTCCTGAAGAAGCTGGTTGAACAGGCTTATGCTGAGGAGCGTATTGACGATACTGAAAATATGGTCACTATGACGCTTTCTGAAGCTGATTGGGCTGAATTGATGGAGAAGATTGATTACTAAGGGAAGTGCGGCATAGCAGGGGCAGACAAAGCCCCTGCTTTAATTATTAATGGAGAATGAAGCATGTCTAAACGCCTAGAGCATGTAGAAAGTGCTGCTGATGAAGCTCGAAAGCATGGAGCTAAATTCAGCTATGAGGTTCGATCTAAGAACATTGTAGGTCTGATTTGCTTGAATGGCAAATCAAGAAAGCTGTTTATGTCCATAACGCCTAGTGACTGGCGAGTGCATGAGAAGATCAGGAAGAATGTCAGGGGCTATATAAAGGAAATGAAATCTTAACTTTTAAAGTCTATGCTCCTTCTGAAAGGAGATTGGAGCATGGAACATCTTTGGTTAGCGGTTGAGGCGGTAAAAGGGCTTGCCATCCTTGGTTGTATGGGTATTGTGGGCACTGTTATCGTTATTCTTTTTGGCGGGGGATAATGAAAAAAGCAAAAACTATTAAAAGAACACTTGCATATGAGGAGCGAAAAGCAATAGCAGAGGAAATAAAAATGGATTAATGGTCAAACAAGTAGCAGCAAAATGGCAAATTACTATATCATATGCTTACCAAATATTTAATGAATTTCTTGAATGGAAAGCAGAATGGAAGCATAAAATTCATAATGAGGAAATGAGTAATGGATAAGCGAGTTAAATATTTTGTTTGGATTAATGATTTTTCTGGCCCTGTTGCTCAGATTTGGCTTGATGGTGGCAGAGATAGTCAAGGTAAATTGAAGCCTTCTTTGAAAATTGTGGAGCTTCAGGAAAATGATGCTAGAACACTTGATGAATTGAAAAAGGATTATCCGCTATGAAAGAATTTAATGCTGAGCTTGATCACATTCGATTGATGTGGGGTATTCCAAAAGGAGCTACGCTGTTGATTTGGGAAGATGCTTGCCGATGGGTTGGCAATCCTTATGCGTGTTCTGCTCATTACGCTATCCCTATGAATGACAATTGGGCTAGAAAATGACAAAACGCCATGTTATTAACTATTACCTTGATGGTCATGTAGCTGTTGCGTTTTGTAAAGTTTGTTCCTCTGAAGGCGAAAAATTATTAGAGGATTGTCCCGGAAAAATTATTTGCTCTGTTGAAAAGTCACTTGACGAAAAGAAACTTCCTGCTAAATAAGCGTTATTGAAATAAGGGAATGGTCCCGAGTTTTACAAACCAAGGAATTTGAAATGAGTGTTGATGTTGTAAAGTTGAAGGCGATTGTTGAGGCTACGGCGGCTAATGCTGCGGTCTATGTTGGTCAAGTGATTGGACAGCCGATGTTGGCTCATAATCCGCCGCTGATTGAAATTAATACGTCTGTAGCAAATCCGGCTGATCCTACTGAAGTGCTTTGCCGTGCAACTCCTGCTGCTTCTGACTATCTTAAGGCTGCTGAAGCTGCTCCTGCACAATCTGATAAGCCTAAGTATACAATCATTACTAATGCTGAGCTTCCTGCTCCTAAGAAGCGTGGTAATAGTTCTGGTAGCGGTGCGCCGACTAAGTATCCCTTTGCTGAGTTGGAAGTTAATGCTAGCTTCTTTTCTGCAAATTCTGAGCATAAGAATAAGGATGCTGTGAAGGCTCTTGGCTCTACTGTGTCTGCTCAGAATGATAAGTACAGTGAGCAGGTTGTTAAGGATGGTGTTCCGCAGACTAAGACTGTTACCCGCGCCGTTCGCGATAAGCAGACTAAGAAGGCGAAGCTTAATCCTGATGGTAGCAAGGTTACTGAAACTGTTGAGCTTCCGGTTAAGAAGCATAACCGTAAGTTTACTATCCGTCCGGTTGAAAAGGGTAAGACTTATGGCGGTTGGACTGCTCCTGAAAATGGTGCATTGATTGCGCGTATTCTGTAAGTTGTTGTGTATAACAGGGTTGACTTTTTTAGTTAGCCCTGTTATCTAAGAGCATACTGACTGCTAATTGCCAATTACGATATTGATTTTAGCATCACAGCGGCTAGTCTTTCTCTCAAGGGTTTGACTAGCCGCTTTTTAATAATTAAATTAGGAATGCAAATGAATAATTATAGAAAAGGCGCGGAAAACGTGCCTCTTAGATCAATCAATAAAAATATGCCTGTTTTAGTCATTGTATATGATCTTAAAAACAATGATAATGTAGTAGAGGAGAAGCGAATTAATTATGGTGATGCTGAAGATAGGAAATGGTTAGGACGCATTACATTTTGGGCTGTTACTAATCACTGTAGCGTTGAAACAATTGCTATAGTTGATGCTGAAGCAGAAATAATTAAATGAGGAAATAACAAATGATCATGAATTTTCAATTTGTAACTAGCTCAATGTTGAGCAGCGTATCTTATGATACAGAAACAAATGAAATGACTGTTACATTTAATAACGGTCGCTCGTATATTTATGAAGATGTTGACAGAATGTTGTATGAAAATTTAATTTCTGCTAAATCAGCCGGAGCTTATTTCAATTCGATCAAGAAAGATTTGAAGGTTAAGAAATGACTAATGCAGCTTTGTATGTAAATAGTATAAATATTCAAATGAATGAATTAGCATTAATTGAATTTAAATTAAACAATCATACTGGTATCAACACTGTTGTAATGTTGGCTTTTAATTATGATTTTCTTAAACAAATGCATGAAGCTATAGGTCAATGTATTGAACAACATGAAGCTAAAGTTCATCAATTAAATAGAGATAAACTTAAAGCTAATTAATGTCTAAAGCGGGCTTGGCGGAAATGGTAGACGCATGTATAAGCATATTTTAAAAGTTTATGGCCCTTATACATCTAAGCGTGATGGAAGAAAAAGAGTTGTTTTCTATTATTCTGACAAAAGTACTAGCACTACAAGCTATGCTAGATATTTGTATGAACAGGCTAATGGAATTTTACCAGATGAATTAACAGTAGATCACATAGATGAAGATTTTACAAATGATGAGTTAGATAATCTGCAACCTCTGACTTTACTAGAAAACATCAATAAAGCTAGAGAAAATGGAAAGCAAAATACAGAATGGTTTAATGGAATTTGCATAGAGTGCGATAAACCTTTCATTAAACCAATGAGGCAGATAAGAGGAAATCAATTTGTAAAAGGTAGACCGGGACCATTTTGTGGTAAATCATGTTCAGGTAAATTTAATCAACGTAAACAAATTAATTTCAGAAAATCTAAAGCCCATGTAGTCCAACGGCAGGAGACAGAGGACTTAAAATCCTAACAGTGTTGGTTCGAATCCAACCATGGGCACCAATCACAGGGTATAGCTCAGTCCGGTAGAGCGCTAGTTTTGGGAACTAGAAGCCAAAGGTTCAAATCCTTTTACCCTGACCAATTGTTTCCGTAGCTCAACTGGATAGAGCGTCAGTTTTCTAAACTGAGGGTTATAGGTTCAAGTCCTGTCGGAAACACCAATTAAAATGAAATTTTAAAAATGATTATCAAAAATGCAATATTTGTGCATAACTCATAATCGCTCATTGGGTGTTTTTGGTGATAATGAAGAAGGCTTGTTAAAAGCTTTAACTTATGTGCGAGGAGAGTGAGGGCTTCACAGCCTCCCTTTTTTCTGTTATGTGCTATGAAATGCAGCCGTGGATAACATCGCCTAGTTTTAAGGTGCCTAACACTGAGGCGGCATCCCCTTGGGCTATTGGAGGAGCAGCAGTCAAGGAAGAAGCTCCTGCTTATCAGTCAGATGAAAATTTAAAGAAGCAATATGGAATAGAGCTTGCTAAGGCTCAAAATCCATTTGAAGCAGGATGCAAGTTATTTGGTGAAGAAACTAATAAAGCATTATGGGTTTCATTCAATTGGGTAAATGATCCAATCGTTATTGCTTCTCGCGATATTTATTTAAAAACTGTTGAGCTTAGTCAACCTTTGCTTGACAGGGAACAGCTAGCAGCTAAGGTGCTGGTCTTAGCAGAAGGCGAAAAAATTTTAATCAACGGTAAAATGATTGCAACCGTTGAGCCAAAGGATAGATTAGCTGCTTATAAGTTATATTCTGACATTGCTGGATATACTGGAAAAGTTGAGATTGATAATTCAGTAAAAAATATCACTAACAATGAATTGACTATTAAATTAGTCAAGGCTGAGGATAAGAAGCCAGTTGTTATTGATAATAATGCTCCTAATTCTAAATCAGAAATGACCAATGAAGAAGATCAACAATCGCCAATTAAGTTAAAATTGGTGGCTGCTGGTTAAGTGTGTTGTTTCTGATTAACTGAAAACAAGGAGCTATTTATATGTTTAAGAAACTTGGACTATCTATTGCGGCTTTAGTTACTACGGCAGCCATTGCTATTGCTGCTGGTGCCTTTCAGGGCTTTCCGTTACTTGGTGATACTGCTGGCACTACTTGTTTAAGCTACGGCAATAACAGCGTTTGTAATCAGTATCGCCCTGCTGGTCCTGCTGCTTTAACTGGTAAAGAGCAAATTCCTGCTGATACTGGTTCTAGCAATCAGCCTGCTACTATTCTCATTCCTACTAATCTGTTAGCGAATGGTTATGGGGATGCGGCTGTATTGACTACTACTGGCACTACTGCTACTGTTACTGTGTCTGATGGTGTTTCAAATCAGATTTATGCCGGTGCTGGTACTGCTACTTATACCTCTTTCAAACTTCCTGCCAATCCTATTGATAATCAGAAGGTTTGTTTGACTAATGCCGGTAGCGGTATTTTAACTCTTACTGCTGTTGCTGCCAGTGCTAATACTTATGGAAACACACCTACTATTACTGGTGTAACTCCTACTAGCATTCCGGTTGCTACTGCTGTAGGTACTGCTGGCATTGTTACTCTTAGCTCTAATTGCTGGATTTATGTGGCTGGAGCTAGCAACACTGGCGTATGGTATCGTATACTGTAATCCAATTTTAACATAGAAAGGATTGCGGTCATGCCGTTACCTAATTGGGGTGAAGTAGTACAGAGGTTTTTAACTAGCCGTCAGCTATTGCCCGGCTCTTGGGCTAATGCAATAACTGATGCTTTAACTTCTGCTCAACAGAACATAACAGCTTCTGTTGTGCAAACTCAGGCAGGTGGAACAGCAATCACCAGTGCTAGTGCAGTTGTTACAACTGGCAATGCTAATGATGCTGTGAGACTTCCTAAAGGTGACATAGGAATGCAAGTTCTCCTAGCCAATATCAGTGCTAACGCTTTAGGTGTTTTTCCTGCTGTTGGTGACACTATTTTTCCTAGTGCTGCTAACGCTGTGTTAGCTCAGACTGCCAGTAAGAACGCTATCTATAAGGTTTTAAAAGTTAGTTCTTCTGGTGCAGCAACTTGGTACAAAGTTGAAAGTGCTTAATTTTTAAAAACCGGGGTTAGAAATAACCCCGGTTAACTATCTTTGGAGCTATTATGAAAAAGCTAATTTTAATTTTCATACTGAGCCTGCTTCCTTCATTGGCATTTGCTCAGACTAGCAGAAATCCCTGCTATACTTCTCAATCTAATACAGCAGAAGGTGTTACTAATTGCATTGGAGTTGGTGTTGGAAGTCCTTTACCTGTTGCTAGTTCTGGTTATCCATCTGGCACAACAGCATTGACAGGAAATGGAGCAGGTACAACAGGAGCAGTTGTTGGTACTCTTGCTGCTGCTACAGGAAAAACAACTTACATTTGTGGGTTTAATGTTTCTTCTATTGGTGGCACTGCTGCTACAGGACCAATTACCATTGCTGGCTTAACTGGTTCATCTATGGTGTATCAGCTAACCTCTAGTGCTACTGGCACTAGCGTAGGTCAAACTTTTACACCTTGCATTCCTGCTAGTACAACCAATACAGCTATTACTATCACAACTACAGCTAATGGCACTGCTACAGCAGTGAATGTTAATTCTTGGGGTTATCGTCAGTAGAGTTTTTACTTTGGAAATTGAATTTAACGAGAAGCTAGCATTTTTATTTGAACCTGCTCGGTTAAAGATTGGGTATGGTGGTCGCGGTGCTGGTAAGACTGATGGTTATGCTATTGCTTTAATTGTTTTTGCAATGAAGATGCGTTTACGTATTCTTTGCTTGCGAGAAATTCAAAATTCTATTGAGGAAAGCGTTAAGAGTACAATTGAAAATTATATAGAGCATTATGGATTAGAATGGGCATTTGATATTAAAGAAAAATCTATTACTTGTACATTGACAGGTTCTAGATTTATATTTTCTGGTTTGCGTCATAAGATTAATGCGATCAAATCTCTTGCTAAAATTGATATAGCTTGGTTAGAGGAAGCAAACAATACATCTAAAACTTCTCTTGATAAGCTTATGCCTACAATTCGTGGTAAGCATGAAAGCTCAAAAGACGGATTAGGTGGACCATTTAAAAAAGGCCCTGAAGTATGGATTAGTTTTAATCCTGAATTAGAAGATGATGAAGTTTACAATAGATATGTAATTAATAAAGACAAGTATGCTCCTGATTTTCTGCCAAATGAAGTTACTGGTGAAATGGAGCGTTACGCTTATGTAGTTAAAATTAATTGGTATGACAACAAATGGTTTCCGCCAGATTTGCGGCGTGAAATGAATTTGTTAAAAGCCAACAATAGTACAAAATATTTAGAAGTTTGGGAAGGTCATACTAAGCAAACTCTTGATGGAGCAATTTATGCTGAGGAAATCAGACAAACTCTGCTTGACGGTAGGCGTTGCCGTGTTCCTCATGATCCAACTAAGCCTGTTTTTACCGCATGGGATTTGGGCCATTCTGACAAGACTGCTATTTGGTTCATTCAGCGAGTAGGTTTAGAATTTAATATTATTGATTACTATGAGAACAGACTTAAGAAGCTTCCTCATTATATAGAGTATTTGCAAAGCAAGCCTTACAATTATTCAGTTATTTATCAACCTCATGATGCTGACAACGAAACATTAGCAGCTAGATCAATAGCAAGTTTAACTAGAAAAGCTTTTCCGAATGCCAAAGTAGTTGTAGTGCAGCGCCCTACTAAGAAAGTTGTGGGTATCAATGCAGCCCGCACAATTTTTGAATTATGCAATTTTGATGAAGCTAATACTGCTGATGGTTGGCAGTGTCTTTCTCGTTATGCTTATAAGGTGAATGAAGAAACTGGCAATTTTTCTAAAGAGCCTGATCATGACACGCCTTGGTCGCATGGAGCAGATGCGTTTCAAACTTTCGCGCTATCTTTAAAAACTGAAGCAGATGCTAAGAAGCCTGCTAAGCCAAAGGTCATACCGCTATCGCAGCAGCCTAGAGCTTGGATGAGTTAAGGAAATTAAATAAAATGGCTTGGTCTACAACATTTTCAAAAGATGATCGCTATAAAGAAGGCGATGAAGAAATTTTAATTGAAGCTAAGAAGCGTTTTAAGGCTTGTGAAAATTGGGAAAGCCAAGCTAGAATTTATTTTGATTATGATTACAAATTCGCCAATGGCGATAGTAATAATATGTATCAGTGGGATAGATGGGTTGTAGGAGATAGAATTACAACTCAGCGTCCATGTTTAACTATTAATAAAACTCAGCAACATAATCTTCAAATTATTAATGATGGAAAGCAGAATAAGCCGGGAGTGAATATTCGTCCTGTTGGTGATGAAGCTAGTTTTGAAGCTGCTCAAGTATTTCAGGAAGTAGTTAGACATATTGAGTATGTTTCAAATGCTGAAAATGTTTATGACAATGCAGCTACTTTTCAAGTTAGTGCTGGATGGGGTTATTGGAGAGTTACTGTTGAAAAAATAACTGGCACTTTTGATAAAGAAATTTATATTAGACGCATTAAAGACCCTCGCAATGTTTATCTTGATCCAAATATAAATGAAGTTGATGGTTCTGATGCTTGGTTTGGCTTTATCTTTGATGATATGCCAAAGGACTTATATGAAGCTAAGTATCCTAAATTTAAAGATGTTGGAAATGTTCAATTTGATAATGAATATCATGGTTGGTATACTAATGATCATGTTAGAGTTTGTGAATATTATAGAAAACTTCAAAAGGATGATAAGCTAGTTTATTTTATTCTGCCTAATACTAATGAAGAAATTGGCCCTATCAAATGGAGCAAGCTTCCTAAAGATGGCCGAGAAATGTTTAAAGAAATTAAAGCTAGAGAGGACAACTTCCCAGAAGAAGAAAGAACATATCGCGAGCAGGATGAATTAAGCGAAGAAATTGAATGGTATAAAATTGCTGGTAATGTTATTATTGATCGCAAGAAATGGCTTGGGAAGTATATACCTATCGTTCGCTTAGTTGGTACTGAAACTGTTATTGATGGAATTTGGGATTGCAAAGGTCATACTAGAGCTTTGCTTGATCCTCAGCGTATATATAATGTTAATTCTTCTGCTAATGTCGAATTTGGAGCATTGCAGACTAAATCTCCTATTACTGCTCCTGCTGCTGCAATTGAAGGCTATGAAGATTTATACGCTAGAGCTAACATAGATAATCTTTCAGTATTGCCATACAATCATGTTGATGATGAAGGAAATACTGTTCCTCCTCCTTCTCGCATGGCTCCTCCTGTCGCTTCTCCTGCTTATGTGCAGCAAATGGAGATTGCACAGAATGAAATGATGATGGTATCTGGTCAATATCAGGCACAGATGGGAGAAAATGAAAATGCTAAATCAGGTGTTGCTATCAATGCTAGGCAACGTCAAGGTGATAGAGCAACTTATCATTTTATTGATAATCAAGCTATCGCTATCAGATTTACAGGTAAAATTCTTTTAGATTTAATTCCTAAAATATATGATACTCAAAGAATTATGCGTATTGAAGCTAAAGACAATACCATAATGAATGTCACTATTGATCCAAATGCTAAACAGGCTTTTCAAAAGAAAAGTCAAGGTCAAGAATTGGACAATAATCAGCAAATTATTGACATTATATTTAATCCTAATGTGGGTATGTATGATGTTCAATCTGATACTGGCCCTAGCTTTGCGACTAGAAGGCAGGAAGCATTTAATGCCTTAACTCAAATTGCTGCTCAAAATAAAGAATTTATGGGCATTGCCGGTGATATTCTTTGGAAGGTTGCGGACTTCCCTGAAGCTCAAGTTTTGGCTCAACGCTGGCGCAAGGTTATTCCTCCTAACATTACTGGTGATGCTCCTAATCCGCAGCAAGAGGCTATTATGGAAGCTGCTGCTCAGCAAATTGAAATGTTACAAGGTCAACTGCTGGCAATGGCTAAAAAGGTTGAAGATAGAGAAACTGAATTTGCTCTTAAGGCGCGCGAAATAGAATTGCAAGAACGTAAAGTTTCTGATGAAATGACTATGAAGTCGCTTAAAGAAGTAAGGGATGATTTTGATGCTTTAACTAGAAGGGTTGTGGCTCTTGGTAATGCTGGTCCGGGTATCTCGATTGAGCAGATACAGCCTCTTGTTAAACAGGTGATTGCTGAGGCGCTTATAAACGGCGCTGAGTTAGTTGAGGATCAGCCCGGCTCTGTTGACGGCGGGACACCTTCAGGCTTACCAGAAGGCGGCTCTGAGGAGCAGGATAGCCTTCCGGGAGTGCCCGGCTCTAGGGAGGTAAACGGTCGCCATTTTGTTCCTAACCCGGAAGGTGGATGGTTAGAGGCTGTGCCCAATGATCCTTCCAAAGTTGAAGGAGCTAAACAAGGAAATGATGGCAGTTATTATATTCCTGATCCTAACAGAGAAGGTAAGTTTATAAAGGTAGAGCAAAATGCTGGATAGAAATCTATTTGGTGGTAATGCTGGCTCTGCAAATCCGTTTGCAAAGTCACCTTTAAAATTAAGTTCATTAGTTGAGCCTGTTAATGGCATTTTTAATGGTGGCATTTTTGGTAGTCAAAAAAATGCATTTCAGGAAGCTATGGCTCCTTTAACAAATATAATCGGAAAACCATTAGAAACATTTGGTAAAATTTTTGAGCCTATTACTGATCAAATACAAAAATCAGCGCAAACTAATAATACTTTGCAATCTCCTAAAATGATGCCATCAGTACAAGCTCCTTATACTCCTCAAGTTAAGCCTCAAGCTCCTGCTGCAATTCCACAACCTCAAGATTACTTGAAACAGTTGACTAGCCGTTATAACAATATGTATTCATTTACTCCTATTGACTATGATCCATTTGGTGAAATAAAGAAGCAAATATCTGGATTATATACTTAAATGCCTAAGCTCTATGAAATAACTGATGCTTTCTCGCCAGAAGAAACGGTAGACAGCTTGCTTGTTGAACCTGTATTGCCTACAGAAAGACCAAGGGTAATTATTAATACTGCTGAGTTTAATAAGCCTAAGCCTGATCCATTGTGGGATGACGTGGAAGGTTTTAAGAAAACTGTTAAAGATAGTGCTTCTGGCATAGCTGATGCGATCAAATATGCTTCTGAATTGGATCAGAAGTTTACTTCTAATGTTTTAAATTTACCGAAAAGAGCTTATGAAAATTCTGAAAATTTAAAGAAAGGATTGAAGAATTTATTAGGTCTAGGCGAGGAGGAGCGTTATCAATTATGGCCGGAAAGGCTTGTAAGAGAAGCGTTGACTAGTGCTGGTGATATAGCTAAGCCTAATCCTTATCCTGAAGGCTCAGAACAATGGCATTTCTATGAGAGCAAAAGACAGGAAGGGATGGTTCCGGCTGCAATGGCTATATCGGCATTAGCGGGAAGTGGTGGATTGGCTGGCACTGGTGCAAAAGCTGGTGAAGTAGCATTAGGCGCTACACCATTCCTTAGACCGGCTTTAAAGCATAAAGAAAAGCTCTATAAGGGTAAGCCCGGTCAAGAGCATCAAGATATAATTCCTAAAGAATTGTATCAGGACTTTCAGCGCAAAGCTATGTCTGGTGAAGATTTAGCTGAATATAATTTTGGATTTATCAATGATAAGGGTCATTTTCTAGATAGGGAAAAGGCGCTTAAGTATGGTATTGATACTGGCATCATTGATCCTCATTCTGGTAAGTTTGGTGCGCTAACAACTACACTCATGGCTGATAGTTCTAAACCCGGTGTTGCGATTGAAGCTATTAAAAATGCTTCTCCATTTTATTCGGCTGTAGAGCATACAGTTAAAAATATCCCACAATCTAAAATGACTGGCGAGCAATGGTTAGGTACTATTGCTAATAAGCCGGGAGTTAAGGGAGAAGAATTAGATTGGACAGGTTTGAAAAGCTTTCTAGAGGAGAATAAGGGTAAGCCTGTTACTAAGGCTCAGATTGAGGAGCATTTGGCTGCTAATAAGGTGGAATTGAAGGAAGTTAGGAAGGGTGGGGAAGCTGGAACGAAAGAAAAAGCATTTGAGCTAGCTAAAGAACATGGCTGGAAATCTTGGGATGAAATAGATGCTGCTACGCAAGCTAAATATATGCAGCGGGCTTCTAGAGAAGCTGGTGAAAATCCCACAAAATATCATTCCTATCAACTTCCCGGTGGTCCTTTGTCTAGGGACACTGAAATTCTAACTGATAAAGGTTGGAAAAGGATTGACGCTGTAGAGGTTGGTGACGTTGTTATGACGCGCAAAGATGAAGCTGGAATTTTAGAATGGCAACCTGTTCAAGCTATACCAAAAGTTTATGCTGAAGAATTATATCATTTCTTCAGTCAGTCTATAAATATGCGTGTTACTGAAAATCATCAGATGATAGCTAAGAAGCGTAGACGCAACAATGAAGGATTGCAGCGTTTAACAGCTAAAGAGCTTTGGAATAAAAGCGAAATGCTTGTTCCTCTTACTGGTGTTTGGGAAGGCGGAGAGACTGAAAATATTTTTGGTTTTGATCCTCATGATTTGGCTGAATTATTTGGTTGGTATTTAGCTGAAGGTTCTTATAAGCATAAAAATGGAAATAAGCATACAATTCAAATAGCTCAGTGTAAAGAATATAATCCTGAGAAATGCGCTCGTTTAGAAGCATTGCTCGATAGAATGGGCCTGCCTTGGCGCTATTATGGTCAAGCCTATGGAATTGGAATTAAAACTATAAATAAAGATTTAGTTGAGCTATTTCATGAGCAGCCAACATCAGAATTTAAATTTGTACCATATTTCTTTTTCAATCAGAGTAAATCTATTATTCAAAGTTTGCTTGATGGATTAATTTTAGGCGATGGTTGTATTCATATAAATGAAGGACGTTTAGACAGAACAGTATTTTATACCAAGTCTGAGCAGTTAGCTGGTGACGTTCAAATTTTAATTCTGCTAATTGGAAAAAACGCTAATGTTCGCCAGCGTCCAAGCGGTCTATATTGTGTGGGAATAAAATCTAAAGAGTGGTCTAGTGTTGATGATGCTAAATTTGAAATAGCTCCGTATAATGATTTTGCATTTTGCGTAACTGTAGAAAATCACGCAATTTATGTAAGGCGCAATGGTGTAGCGGCATTTACTGGAAATAGTAATTATAGGGAAATGCTGTTGACGTTGCCTAAGAAAATATCATCTAGAATAGATGAATTAGATGATCAGATAGCACAGCTGTATGCTAGAAAACCTAGAGGTAGTGCTAACTTTGCTACTGCTGAAGATAATAGATTATTTGGAGAGTTGACAGCTGAGCGTAATAAATTAATTAAAAATGAAAATTCCTACAAATCCTCTCATTGGGATGAACCAAACATTCTAGCGCATGTTAGAATGAATGATAGAAATATTGATGGTAAGAAGTCTTTGCATCTTGAAGAAATACAGAGTGATTGGCATCAGCAGGGAAGGGATAAAGGATATAAAGGTTCTGATGATTTAAATAAATTTAATGAATTAGATAAAGCTGCTGAATTAGCTAGAACTGAATTATCATTTGAAGCTGAAAGAACAGCTAAAGAAGCTATTGGATCATCTTACGCTAAATTTTTACAATCTAATCCTTCTCAGGCTGAAAGAACTGCTGCTCAGGCAAAAATAGCTGAAGTAAGAAAAAATGACAAAGCTTATTTAGCAGCAAGTGACAAAGTACAACAGGTAACAAGAGAAAGAGATAGCTATAATCCATCTAGCAAACTTCCAGATGCTCCATTTAAAAAGACATGGCATGAATTAGCTCTTAAGCGAATGATTAGAGAAGCTGCTGAAAAGGGATATGATCGCTTATCGTGGACACCGGGAGAAGCGCAAGCTGCTAGGTATGATTTGAGTAAGCAATTAAAAGAACTGCAATACTTAAAGAATGAGGATGGTACTTACAGCATTGCTGGTGTAACTAAAGATGGTGGCGGCTTTAATCATCCTGATAATGTTCCAGCTAGCAAATTGCCTGATATTGTAGGTAAAGAAATGGCTGAAAAAATTGTTAAGAATGAAGGCAAGCGAGCGCGCGGCCATCCTGCTAACGGTGGATATTTTGAAGGCGTAGACCTTAAAGTAGGCGGTGAAGGTATGAAAGGTTTCTATGACCAAATCATACTTAAGTCACTAGAGAAGCTTGGTAAGGAGCATGGGGTTAAGGTAAAGAAGGGAAAGATTAATAGCTTAGATGAAGATGCTTTATATAAAAAATATGAAGCTGAAGGATATGATGCTGGTGAAGTAGAAAGATTAGTTGCTAAAGATATGCTTAAAAAAGGTGGTGCTACTCCTGTTTTTTACATTGACATTCCACAATCTTTAAAAGATACAGCTATGAGAAAAGGCTTTCCGCTTTTCTCTAATGCACATCCCGGTTATTCTTTTGTCCCTTATGCTGGTAATCCTTTTGAGGATTTAAAATGATTAAAATTGTTGATCCATCTACATTTATTGTAGAAAAAACAGCAGGTGAATTTGCCGCTACCTTTTTCGAGGCTGCTAGAAGTTCTGGTTTGGAAAAAATTCAACTTCAGGGACAAATAATTAATTTAAAAAAATATAAAAATAATCCTCGCAATTTTGCTAGAGTGCATTTAGAAAAATTTATTCCTGCTGCTGTTCATGCGCTGAATGAAATTATGTGTAGAGAAACTACTCCACCAGAACAGCGCGAAATGATCTATAAAGCTATTATGGAACGTGTAAATGATCCTCAATTAGACATGATGGCTAAGACGGCAGGTGATTTACCGGAATTTGAACAAACTGTTTTATATAAGCCTGATGATGAAAAACCTAAGCCAGTAATTATTAATACTCCAAAAATTGATTTTGATTTTAATAATAGGAAGGTGTGATATGGCTAAGAAATCTTTACCTGTTGAAAAGCTTTCTGCTTCCAAGAAAAAGCCTATTCCTGTCAAGATTGTTAATGATGCTCCTACAGCATCTATTGCTAGAGAAGATCAAAAATGGCGTGCTGAAGATGATCTTCGCACGCTTCAGCGTGCTAAAGAAATTGAAAATGACAAGGCTCGAATGCAAGCAGCAAAGAATATTGCTAAAGAGCAGATGAGCAATTTAAAGAAGATTTGCTAATGCCTGATACGAAAATTGGAGTTTACTTAATTTTTAATTGGGTTAATGGAAAAGCCTATGTAGGTAGCTCCATTAAATTAAATTTGCGTATAAATCAGCATAAATCTGATTTAAATAAAAATGTTCACGACAACAGACATTTGCAAAAAGCTTGGAATAAGTATTGGTCTGTTTCTTTTGATTTTTACATTATTGAATATTGCTCTAAAGAAAACTTAATTGAGAGAGAACAATACTGGATTGATAAATTTAAAAGCAGTAATAAAAATTTCGGATATAACTTAGCTCCTATTGCTTTTAGTGTTATTGGTGTAAAGCATACAAAAGAAACTATAGAGAAAAGAAAAATTGCTAATGCTGGATTTAAGCATACTGAAGAAACTAAAATTAAATTAAGCAAATTAAAGATTGGCTCAATTGTATCTCAAGAGACAAAGCTTAAAATATCTGTAGCTAATAGAGGAAGAAAACTGCCACATAGAAGAAATTTAACTAATTGGCCTTGTCCTGAAATGTCTAAATGCCAATGTGAAAGATGCATAAGCTTTAAACGATCTTTGGCATTAGCTAGATACTACAATAAAAAAGGACAAGCAGCATGAGCGAGTATTACTATCAAGGTGCTCCTTTGAGCTCCTACAGTTTGTGGGAACTAGGGCAATTTTTAAAATCATTTGTTGACGCTGAAAAGAAAAGAGAGGAAGCTAAAAATCATGAGAAACTAAAGAAAAGGAATATCAAACTTCCTCCTCCTAATCCTGAATATTTGAAACTGAAATCTGCAATAGATAATGAAATTAAATTTAGACAAGGTTTGAAAAATGCTTAAACATTTAATGTCTGGTAGTTCTTTATTAGCTATCGCTTTGCGCGATACTGAAAATGATAATGGTGCTGATGCTAAAGCTAAGCTGAGAGAACAGCTAGCTAAAGGCAATCTTCAAAATCAAGAAGGCACTGAAAATAACAATGAAGCTGATCCTCCCAATGAAGAAGAAAATGAAGAAGATGGAGAGGGAGAAGAAGATGAAAAAGATGAAGAAGATGATAATGAAGAAGTAGATAAGAAAAAGGAAGAAGAAACAGAAGAAGAAAAAACTGAGCGTGAAAAGCAAGAAAGAATTGCTGCTAAGGCTCAACGTAAGCAAGACAGGATGCAACGTCGCATTGATGAAGCAACTGCTGCTAGAAAAGCTGCTGAAGCTGAAATTGAGCGTTTAAAAGCTCAAATCAATGCTGATCCTGATAGCAAGTTAACTGAAGAAGAAGTTGAAGCTAGAGCAGAAGCGAAAGCTGCTAAGAAATTAGCAGATAAGCAAGTTGAAGAAATTCAAGAAAAATTTAATGCTGCTTGTGAAAAGCTTCAAAAAGAAGCCAGCAAGATTGATAAAGATTTTGATGATAAGATAGCAGATATAGCTGCTGATATTGGTCCTATTCCATCATTCATGATTGGAGTGCTGGAAGATTTAGATAATGGTGGTGAAGTTTTAGCTTTCATTGCTAATGATGATGAATTGGCTGAAAAAATTTGGGATTTAAAGAAAAATCCAGCTAAGATGACAAAGGAAATTGTTGAAATTTCTAATAAGTTAGCTGATGCTAAGAAAAAGCCTAAGAAGCAAATTTCGCGTGTTCCTGATCCTCCTGAGCCTGTAAGACCAAATCGCAGCAGCAATTCAACTATTATTACTGAGGCTGATACTAAGAATATGGATAGCTATGTTGCTAAGCGACAAGCTCAGATGTTGGAAAAGAAAAAGCTTAGAGGGTTTTAAATGATCAGAGAAAATCTAGCTGAACGTTTGTTTTGTGATTTAAAAAATGCAGGAGTAAAAATAGCTACTCCTCGTTATGTAGTAGATGGAGCTAAAATAGGAGATATGGCTTTTCCTGATATAAAACAAATAGTGCTTTCATGCTATAGAGAAAAGCATAATGTTAACTATGGCCATACTTTTGATCAAGGTGAGCTTTCATTTACAGAAGCTTACAATAAACTTTTGGAAATGATAAAAGAAATTAAACATGTTAAGTTTCATAGCTTAGTGATACCTAGGCGAGGAGTTATCGCAGTAGAACAATTGGAGTATGAGCAAGTTGTATGTAGATATATTAAAGATTATTTACATATGACCGATGATACTTTAGAGCGATGGGACGTTATGGTTTCATCAGCTTAAGAATTGTGTGGGGATGCAAAATTCCCCACACTTCCCTCTTTACAAATCAGAAATTTTTAAATAAGTCTGCTTGCATAGAGCGTTTCTTGGTTCGCTTGACAAACCATGTTTGAGTTGCCCCGCCTTAGTCCGGTTAATGGCTATGATTGCTTGTTAAATCGCTGCCTCAAGCACCAGCAATTAAACACACAATCATTTAATTTCCATTAAGGGACTATTTTGCTATGGCAAACACTTATCTCACCATTGATATGATTACTGCTGAAGCAGTAATGTTATTTAAGAATAGTAACCTGTTCATTATGAACATGGATACTCAGTATGATGATCAGTTTGCGCGTGATGGTGCGAAGATTGGTGATACTCTCCGTATCAGACTGCCTTCTGATTTTATCGTTACTGATGGTCCTGCTATGCAGTTGCAGGACAATACGCAACAGTATACTACTCTGACTGTTTCCAGTCAGAAAAATGTTGCAACTCCTTACACCACTGCCGAACGTACTATGAGTATTGACCGCTATTCTGAATTAGTGGTTGCTCCTATGGTCAATGCGCTTTGTGGTAAGGTTGCTTCTACTATTATGCGCGGTGCTGAAGGTGGTGTTTGTAACTTAGTGTCTAACACTGATGGTGCTGGCAACATCATTTCTCCTACTATGGATCAATTTACTGGCGCCAATGCTGTGCTGGACGATCAAGGCGCATCTATGCTTGATCGCCGTTGCGTCAATGATCCTACTACTGATGCACGTACAGTTAGTTCTTTAGCTGGTTTGCTTAATCCTGTTTCTGAAATTTCTGCTCAGTTCCGTAGCGGAATGATGAAGTCCGGTTTAGGTTATGATCGCTTCTTCCGCGATCAAACTGTTATTAAGCATACTACTGGTACTTATAATAATGCTGGTACTGTCAATGGTGGTAATCAGACTACTGGCACTGGTGGAGGTAATATTACTGTTAATGCCATAACTGGTACGCTTAAGAAGGGCGACATTATTACCTTTGCTGGTGTTAACGCAGTCAATCGTGTTACTAAGGAAAGCTTAGGCACCTTACGTCAGTTTGTTGTTACTGATGATGTTGCTAACGGTGCTGTTACAATTCCGATTTATCCGGGATTGATCCCATCTGCTACTTTTGTCGCTGGTGGTCCTGAGCAGCAGTATCAGACTGTCGATGCTTCGCCAATTAATGGTGCGGCTATGACGCTGGTTACTCCTGCTTCTTCTGTGTATCGCAAGTCTCTTGCCTACACTCAGAAGGCCGTTACGATGGCTTCTGCTGACTTGGTTATGCCAAAGAAGGCAGTTGAAGAAGCAGCGCGTACTAGCTACGATGGCGTTTCTATGCGTATGTTAACTGACTATCTGCCTATGACAGATCAGTTAGCAACTCGCTTAGACGTTCTGTTTGGATTTAAATATATCCGTCCAGAATGGTTATGTTGCATCGCGGATAAGATTTAGTCTGATTTTGTCTTGACTTCCTCGCTAAGCTAGATATATTTTTCTAGTTTTAGCGAGGAATGTCAAAATGAATTGGACTAGCACTTGGGAAAAATCTAAAGATTTATGCTCAGTAGAAGGCTGCTTCAATGCAGTAAGAAGCAAAGGTTGGTGTAATAAGCATTATTTGAGATTTTATAAAAAGGCTGATGATTACAATCCTTTTGACAAAAGCTTTGAAGATAAGAGAAGTCATCCTTTTTATATTCTTTGGTGGCAACGCAAACAAGATGGTTATCTTTGTGAAACTTGGTTAGACTTTGCTACTTTTGTTAAAGATATTAGTCCTAAACCAGAAGGAAATTATTTTCTTGTACGTTTAAGAAACGAACCGTTTGGGCCTGATAATTTTCGCTGGCAAGAACATTTAAAAAGAAAAGAAGGTGAAAGTAATAAAGATTGGTGGGCTAGAAAAAGAGCAGCTAGAATTGCGGCCAATCCTTCTATGGAAAGTGATAGAAATATTAAAAGAAAATACAATTTAACAAGAGAAGAATATAATAAGAAATTAGCTGCTCAAAATTTTAGCTGTTCTATTTGTGGAGAAAATGAAGTCTCAATTGACGCTAGAACAGGAACAGTAAAAGGATTAGCTGTAGATCATTGCCACACTACTAATAAAATTCGAGATTTGCTGTGTTGGCGTTGCAATTCTGTAATAGGCAAAGTCAACGAAAGCATAGACCTTCTAGACAAAATGAAAGCATATCTGATTAAACATAAGGATTGAAAATGGCTTTAACTGAATTTCCTTCTCCTCCTGATTTAAAGCTTCCTTTTAAGGATATGGTTTTGGATGGAAAAAATCATGTCTTTAGCAAATGGGACGTTTCTAATCCCCATCCGGGATACGGAAAAGACCCTAATATTTTAAATGAATATGGTCATACCAAATATCCTATGTATGTAGGAAATGTAATTGTAAATAATGAGGAAGAAGAGAAAGCTGAAAGGGCCAAATTAGAGCCTCAGCCTTCAGTTCCTCAAACTCCTGTCAATAATCCTTGGCCCACTGCTAAATGACAACAACAGCAAGAGATTTTGTGACACTGTGCCTTCGCGAAGCTGGCGTAACTGGTGTAGGGCAGACGCCACTTCCTGAAGATATTACTGATGGATTTACAATCCTCAGTAGGATGCTATCTCAATGGCAGAAGCGAAGATGGCTTGTTCCTAACTTAATTGACATTTCAGCATTAGGTAATGGAATAAAATCTAATTTAATTGGTCCCGGTCAATACTATAACACTAAGCGTCCTGATAAAATACAAGCAGCTTATTTTAAACAAGTAACTGGCAACAATAATGATGTTAGCTATCCGCTTACTCCTATTTGGAGCTATGAAGATTATGCTAAAATTGCTCTTAAAGAATTAAACTCTTGGCCGGTTTATTATTTCTATGATGGTGCATTTCCGTATGGAAATGTATTTATTTGGCCTATTCCATCTTCAGACTATGAGATTCATTTATTATTAAAGGGACCAATTAATTTTGTGATGCAGCTAGAAGAAGGTGAAATTACTAATGCTGGCTCTGCCTACACTAATGGCGCTTATGTAGCTGTACCTTTCACTAATGTTAGCAGTTTAGGAAATAGCGGTACTGCAAATATTACTGTTGCTGGTGGTGTTGTTACAATTGTAGAAATTCAAAATCCCGGCGATGGCTATAAAATTGGTGATATTTTATCTGTTGCTGCCTCTGATATTGGCGGTACTGGTGACGGCTTTCTTTGGACAGTAACCAATGTTACTGCTGATTTAGATGCTGTGTTTAATATGCCTGAAGAATATGAGGAGGCTATTCACTATAATTTAGTTATTCGTTTAGCTGCTCATTATCAGTATGACGCAAATCCAGTACATTTTAAACTAGCTAAGGCTGGATTGAATACAATTAAAATTTCAAACACTCAAATTTCTAAACTTAAAATGCCTTCTTCTCTAAGGTTTGGAAATCGCGGCAATTCATTCTATATCTATAATGCTGATGCTCAATAATGAGAGTTGAATTAATAAGCACTCCGTATGATGGTAAGAGCCTTATTGCTTCAGGGCAAGAATGTGTAAATTTATACGCTGAAATAAACGATAAAGACCCTCAAGCGCCAGCCAAAGTCACTTACTATCCTATGCCCGGTAGTGTTTTGTATAGTGATCCAAACTTTGAAAGAAATGCTAGAGGATCATACAGAACAAGCATAGGTACAGGATATTATGTAGTTGGTCCTAATGTTTATTTTTTAAATTCTAGTGGTGTGTTAATATTTATAGGCGCTATTGCTGACAGAGCTAGCCAAATAATTTTTGCCGATAATGGCATAGTTTGTGTAATGGTTGATGGGGCTAATGGCTACGTTATTGACTTGCAGACTAATGCTCTTGGTATCATAACTGATCCTAATTTTTATGGAGCAGATTACGTAGCTCAGCTAGACACATTTTTTATATTTAACTATCCAGATACTAATTTATGGTATATCTCTGTATCTAATGCTGATTATACTCAGTTAACTACAACAGGTGGTTTTGATCCTTTAGATATAGCAGCTAAGTCAGGTTTTAATGATCCTATTGTGGGCATTGTTACTGTTCATGGTGAGCTTTGGTTAATTGGAGATTTAACTACTGAAGTTTGGATTGGTACAGGTGCAGCAGATTTTTATTTTCAACGCCAGCAAGGCGCTTATATAAATCATGGATGCGCTGCCCCATTTTCTATTGCTACTATGGACGTTCTTGTTTTCTTTATTATGCAGGATCAGCAAGGAAACGGAATAATTGTTCAAGGTCAAGGATATGATTTAAGCGAAATCTCTACTCCTAGAGTTGTATCCGAAATTAAGAAATATTCTACATTAGAAGATGCAATAGGTTTTTGTTTTCAAATAGAAGATCATGCTTTTTACGTTTTAATATTTCCTACTGCAAGCAAAGGTTGGGCTTATGATTTAAAAACTAAGCAATGGGCTGAATGGAATTGGATTGACGATAACGGAAATTTTTTAAGACCTAGAGCTAATTGCTATATGTTTGTAAATGGTGTTGGTTTAGTTGGTGATTGGGAAAATGGTAGACTTTTAAGATTAGATATTGATACTTATACTGATGATGATCAACCTTTAGTTTGGGTTAGAACATTTCCTCATATGGTTGATAGCAACAATAAGGTTACATATTTAAATTTTCAAGCTGATATTGAGCCGGGAACTATAGAGGATCAAGAGGATGATCCTCAAATCAGTTTGAGTTGGTCCGACGATAAAGGTAAGACTTATGGCAATCCAGTGTTGCAATCCATAGGCAGAACTGGCGAATATAGAGTAGTTCCTAAATGGAGCAGATTAGGTCAAGCAAGAGATAGAGTATTTAAGTTAAGTTGTTCTGCTAATGCTCAACAATCTCTTAATGGCGCATTTATTGATTTGAAAGCAGCTAAACATTGACATTACCTGTTCCGAATTTGCAATCTCCTTTAGTGGACAAGTTAGGAAAACTTATTCCACCTTGGAATACTTGGTTTAGTCAATTTAGCCGTGAAGCTCCTGCTGTAGTTGATTTTAGTGCTACTAATCCTCTTACGGTTAATGCCAATGGTATTGTTATTTTAACTGGTGCTGCTACAGTAACTCTTACTAGAGGATCAGTTAGTATTAATTTGAATGGAGAAAGAATTATTCCAGTTGCTATAGGGGATACTGTTTCTTGGACTGGTGGTGCTACTGTTCAATTTTTAGGAGCAGGCTGATGCATAGTGTTATTGTGGGAACAGAAATTAGGCAAAAAGTTTTCGCAATGGAAAACTTAATGCGTCAATACCCACAAATAGAATTAAAAGTTATTCATCATTTTTCTAAAGGTGTTTATGCTAGAGAGCTTCATATTCCTGCTGGTGTTATTCTTACAGGTGAAATACATAAGTTTGAAAACTTAAATATTTTATCTAAAGGCAGGATTGAAGTTTTAACAGAAAAAGGAATGCAGGAGGTTGAAGCGCCATTTACGGTTGTCTCTCCTGCTGGTACAAAGCGCATAGCAAGAGCTATAACAGATTGTGTTTGGACTACTGTTCACGGAACTGATGAAAACGATTTAAATATTATTGAAAAAACTTTTATCGCTAAAAGCGAACAAGAATGGTTAGAGTTTTGCAACGCTAATCAACTGGAATTTAAATTATGATATATAGCGATAAAATAAAATCATTTAAATTTAATGATCCTTGCTTATGCAATTCATGGGTAGCTGCTGCTGTTATAGGTGCTGGTGCTCTTGGAGCAGGAGCTAGCATTTACGGTTCTAAGAAAGCTGCTGAAACACAATCAAATGCTGCTCAACAAGCAGCAGCAATTCAGCAGCAGCAATATCAGCAGACTAGACAAGATTTAGCTCCATACAGAGCTATTGGTGAAGAAGCTTATGCTCAATTAAAACCAAGATTGGTTGACTTAACTTCTCCTATTTCTATTGATCCTGATGTTCTTCAAAACAGCGATTATTATAAATTTGCTTCTAAAGAAGGTCAAAGGGCTGTTACTAATGCCGCAGCGGCTAGAGGGTTAGGTAAAGCAGGAGCAGCTTTAAAAGGCGCTGCTTCTTTTGCTAAAGGATTAGCTACTGATACTTATAAAACAGCTTTTGATATGGAAAATATTAATAGAACAAATGCTTACAATAGACTTAAAGCTTTAATTGATACTGGTGCAGGAGCAGCAGGAGCTACAGGAGCATTAGGAGAAAAAGCAGCTTATAATACTGGTACTGCTTTAGTTGGTGGTGCTAATGCTGAAGCTGCTGGTTATAATAAAATAGGTTCATCAATTTCTAATTTAGCTAGCAATATTGGTGGATATGCTATGTATCAGGGATTGTATGGAAATTCTGGTGGTGGCAATATATTGCCCGGTGGTCCTAGCGGTCATGCTCCTTTCACAACAGCTTAGGATGATTTAAAATGGCTGGATTAGAGCCTGATCTTTCATCATACAATCAACCGTTGCCAGTATCTCCTTTAGATGTTGCTGGTAAGGTTGGTTCATTGCAGCAGCAAAAATTATCAATTGATCAGGCCAAACTTGATCAAGCTAATCAGGGTTTGGCTTATATGACAAGAGCGATGGGCGCTCTTGGTCCTGATGCTACAAAAGAACAGTACATTAAAGCTGCTGAACAAGCTGTTAAGATGGGATTAGTACCTCCTCAGCAATTAAAAGTTTTTGCTGAAAAAGCTGCTGCTGCTCCTGATAGCAAAAGTTTCTTTAATGAATTTATGACTAGTGCTGCTACAGCACAAGAACAAATTGCATATCATATTGGACGCAACAAAGATATGCAGGATCAAAAAAATATTTATTCTGGTGTAGAGCGTTCTCCTGCTATGGGTGGTGGATTTGTTCCTGCAACTAGAATGCCTGTTCAAATAGCTCCGGGTACTCCGGGGTATGATCAAAATAATGAGCAAGCATTTGAGCAACCAGCAGGGCCTAGCGGCTCTGTGCCTGTGGCTCAGCCTCGCGCTAGGACGCCTTTGCCTGTTGAGCGACCTACAACTGGCGCTACAGGGCCTACGATTGACAGAACGGCAGAAGTACCTACCACGGTCGAAAATCGCTTAGCGCCGCTTAGGCCCGGTCCTAGCCCGCTTTTCGCTGAGGGTAAGGAAGCCTATACCAAGGCTCAATTGATGGCATCTGGCAAAGCTCAAGCCATTAAACCAGCTATTCAGGCGTTGCGCTTAATGCCGGGGCTATCAACTGGTCCCGGCACTGCTCAATTTAATGATCTAGTGGCAGCAGCTAAAGCTTGGGGATTAGTTAATATTAAAGAAGATAGCGATCCTACAGTATTGAGACAGGAATTAGAAAAGAAACTCGCACAATATGTGGGTAACAGTCCAATTGCAGCTAGATCAGATGCTTCTCAAATATTAGCTGAAGCTGGTTCACCTAACCCTAAGAAACAAATTCTTCCTGCTTTGCAGAATTTAACTCGTGATGCAATTGCATTAGACAGAGTGCAAATTTTAAAGCCTAACGCTTTTAAAGGTACTGATTATCAAAACTATATTAAGCATGAGGGAAATTTCCCACAATCAGTAGATGAAAAAGCTTTAACTTTGGATTTGCTGGATGATAATGAGCGTAATAAATTAGTAACTAAAATGCAGCGTGATTATGAAAAAGGCGATATGACTGCAAAGAAGAAAGCTACTCGTTTCTTTGAAACTTTAAAATTAGCTAAAGAAGCTAAGATTTATGAGTATTAGAAATGGCTGAATTTGATCTTGATAGCATCATATCTGGATTTGAAGGCAAACAGCCTAAAGCAAAATCTAATGCTTTAGATGTTGAAGGTTTGTTATCTGGATTTAAGACTAGTGAGCCTGTATCTATAGAAGTTCCTAAGAAAAAAGTTAGCACTGAGCCTAAGCCACCTATTTCTGGTTTATCAAAAGAAAGTTCTGATGAAATTAATTCTCAACGTGCATTAAAAGGTGGTGTTAATCCTAGACGTATGTTGCCTACAACTGATATTGTTGGCAAAATTAAAGAGAATTATGAAGCTGGGAAAGATTTATTAGGTGAAGCTGCTACAGATGTTCAAAGTGGTCATCCCTATAAAGGCTTAGGCAAAGGTGCATTGGGATTACTGTCTGTTGTTAGTTCTCCTGCAACTGGCTTAGTTGAAGGTGGTGTTGGTACTCCTTTAACTGATATTACTGGTAATAAAGCTTTTGGCGATAAAGCAGCTTTGCTTACCGGGGCTGCTGTTCCTGTAGTTCCCGGTGCTGGATTTGTTGTTAAAAATTTACCTAAAAATAAATCTTTAGCTGCTTTAGTGGAAAGTATTGGTCCTGAAAACCTTTCAACTGTTGTAAAGGAAATGAAGGCTAATCCTAGATTAGCTCCTGCTGACTTATCGCCGAAAGTTTTGCAGGACACTCAGCATTTATTTGCTAATGATGGTCCGCAAATTAATTATTTAGCTACTACTTCTGCTAATAGAATGGCAACTAGAAGAAGTGCAGTTGAAGAAGCTTATGATACTGCTGGTGGCATTTCTCCTAATCTAGCACAAAAAATAACTGATTTAGCAAATGCTGCTAAGGACATTGGCAGTAAGCAAATTAATCCTTTAGTTAAAGCAGCTAAGCCAGTAGATGTTACTAGCACAGTTAATAATATAGACGCTATTTTAAAGCCGGGAGTTATGGCTAAAATAAGCGAGGGTAGCACATTAGCTTTGCCTGAAGTTAAGCAAGCATTGTCTGCTGCTAGAGGTTGGTTGACTAATGGAAAAGAATTAAGAACTGGCGCTGAGGATTTGCATGATATTCAAAAAGCTTTGCGCCGACAAGGTTACTCTTTAACTAAAAGTGCTAACGCTGGTGAAAGAGAAATAGGACATGCTTTATTAAAAGTGAGAAATGATTTAGTATCTGATATTGATAAAGCTTCTCCGGGTTATGCTAAAGCTTTAGATAGCTATCGTGAAGAAATGCATATTGCTGATGCATTTAAAGAAGGTCATGATAAGATATTCAGTAGCTCTAAAAAAATTGAAAATGATCCATCTTTCGTAAAGAAGTGGTTTGATGGATTGACAACTCATGAGCAAGAGGCTGCTAGAGAAGGTGCTAGAGCAGCAATCTATACTGAAATGGGAGTTGCTAAAAATCCTGCTTTAGCTGGTGAGAGCATTTCACGTTCTGATTTCAATAAGGCTAAGATGGAAATTTTATTTGGTAAAGAAGAAACTGATAAACTTTTAAAAGCCTTAGATGATGAACGCAAGATAGCAAATACCCACAATAAGATTGTGGAAAATAGTCAAACAGCTATGCGTGCTGCTTCAAAGGAGCAGTTTGCTTTGCCAACTAAATCAGAAGTAGGGCAAGGTTTGGTTATGGGTGCTGGATTAGAAACAGCTAATATTTTAGCTCATGGCTATCCGGGAATAGGCACAGTTACATTAGGTGGAGCTAAAGCTGTTAGTGCAACTAAACATGCTATCAGCACTAAAATTGCACGCGAAAGAAATGCTCAGTATGCCAAGTATGCTTTGCCAACTGAAGGGCCTAGCCGCGATGAATTAATCCAAGCTCTTGAAGCTGCTATTCCTAAGCCTAAGCTGAGCCTCATGAGTAGAGCTAGATTGGCGCTTCCAACTCCATAATTTAAACTGTAGATAGACAGGATCATAGACTTTCCACTTTGCGTAAGCTATGATAATCAGAAGTGTAGGCATCCAAATCCAATTGCGAAATTTAAAAACTATTAAGGCTAGCAAAATGATCAAGATTAGCTCTGCCATTTTTAAAACTTTCTTTTTATCGTTGTGCATTGTCGCTAACATACATTTTGCTTTTGCGCAAACTGCCTCAATCCTCCCTCAAGGATACACTCAGTATTTAGACAGTAATGGAAAGCCGCTGTCTGCTGGTAAAGTTTATAATTATATTCCTAGCACAACTACTCCTAAGACTACTTGGCAAGATGCTGCTGAAACTATTCCTAATGCCAACCCTGTTATTTTAGATGCTGCTGGTAGAGCTAAAATTTTAGGTGATGGCTCTTATCGTCAAATTGTTAAAGATAGAAATAATGTAACTATTTGGGATGCTGTTACTTCTTCTACTGGATCAGGAAGCACTAGCCCTACTGCAACAGGTGATGGTGATTTAGTAGGAACTATTAAGCCTTGGGCTGGAATGACAGCACCAAATCAATATGCTTTTGCATATGGTCAGGAAGTTTCTAGAACTACTTATTCAGCTTTATATACTGCTATTACTTCTAGCCAATCTGTATTTTGTAATTCTGGAAGTCCTATTTTAAATGGACTTTCTGATACTACTAATTTTTGGATTGGTATGTCTGTTGAAGTTAGTTGTGTTGCTGCTGGATTTAGTACAATTGTTTCTAAAACAGCATCTACTGTAGTTTTAGCAGATAATGCTAATGTTACAACTAATCCTACTGCTATTTTTTATCCTTGGGGTAGAGGTAATGGCACAACTACTTTTAATTTGCCAGATTTGCGTGGTGTTGTTCCTGCTGGCAACAATAATATGGGTGGAGTTGCATCAGCTAATTTAACAACTACTTATTTTGGTTCTACTGATCCTAATTCTATCGGTGCTTTGGGAGGTAATCAATCTAAAACTTTAATTGCTGTTAATATTCCCGGTCATAGTCATCCTGTATTTTTAAATGATCCCGGTCATACACACGTGATATTCAATCCAGGTTCATTTGGCGGCAATGCTACTGGTGCGGCTGGTTTAGCTGGCTTAAATACTGGTATAGGAAGCACATCAACTCTATCATCTACTACAGGAACTACAATTCGCGATACTTCTGGTGGATTTGGTACAGCAAATCAAACTAATTATACTGGTGGTGGTATCGCTGTTTCAGCTACTCTTGGAAACACTGGTTCTGGTTATACTAATGGTGCTCAAACTATTACTATTACAGGCGGTACTTGTACTACTCAACCTCAATTCACTGTAACTGTAGCTGGTAATATTTTTACTGGCACTCCTGCATTATTAACTGCTGGTAGCTGTACTGTTGCTCCTACTAATCCTGCTGCTACTTCTGGTGGAGGAGGTACTGGCGGTACTTTAAATGTTACTTACTCTGCTCAACCATTTTCACTTATTCCTCCTACTAGAACTACTAATTTTATAATTAAAATTACACCAGATAGCAACTCTGCTACTGCTTCTGGTGTTACTTCTTTAGGTGGAATGACTGGTGATATTGCTTGTGGTTCTGGATTGCTTTGTACTGGAAATAATATTAGCTCTACTGTTGTAGCAAAAACTAATCCCGGTAATTTTTATGTAAGTTCTACTGGAAATGATAGCAATAATTGTTTAATTGGTAATCCTTGTCTAACCCTGCAACGAGTTGTAAATCTTATCTATGCTTCATATGATCTAAATGGCACTAATACTATTATAAACATCGGGGCAGGTTCGTTTGCAGGTGCTCAGATTAATAATGTCCCTCCTAATTCAGGTAATGGAGGAAGGATTGTAATTAAAGGCGCTGGTTCTACTAATACTACATTAACATCTTCTTTGGTGGCAACTAATTATGCTGATATTTTAATTGGCAGCATGAAAATAACTGTTGCTAGTGGCTCAAACATTATAGTAGAAAATAATAGCAATGTTCAATTATATGATGGTGATATTAATCTAGGAAGCGCTTCAGTAGCCTTAATACAAGCAATTAGCAATTCTGCTTTTTATGGTTCTAGTGGATATAATTTAACAATTTCAGGCGGAGCTACTTATGGGTTTTTAGCTACCTTAAATTCTAATATTACTCTTTCTACAAATGCAACACTTTTAATCACTGGAACTCCAAACTTTAGTTCATTTGTTACAGCTATTGATAATTCATCCTTTGATCCCGGTTTCAATTCAATTATATCTGGATCAGCTACTGGACTACGCTTTGCGCTATCAGTAAATAGCGCAATTGATATGGAAAATATAACATCACAATTGCCCGGTGATACTCCCGGAACAATGATACTCGGATCAAATTACTATACGCCTGTTTCATACTCGTCAAATAATACCTTTAGTGGTTTTAGAGCAGGACAATTATTGATTGATGGTGCTACTGCTACTACTGGTGTAACTGCTATTGGAGCACATAGCCTTACTTCAAACAGTAGCGCCAGCAATTCAACTGCTGTTGGATATAATGCATTAAATGTTGCAACAGGATTAAATGACGCTTTTGGCGCAAATTCAGGATCATATATTACTTCAAGTGTGCAAAATGTTGGTGTTGGATATGGAACAATTGGCGGTGGAAGTTCAACAGCACTTACAGGTTCTGGAAATAATACTGCTGTTGGGTATGCTGCTTTAACTAATATTAGAAGTACTTCTAATACAAATACTGCTATTGGTAGCTCTGCTTTAGCTTCGTTAACAACAGCATCTTCAAATACTGCTGTTGGATATGCTGCTGGCTATAATACAACTGGAGGCAATAATACATTTTTTGGTACTGATGCAGGACAATATGTCACTACGGGAACTAACAATACTGCAATTGGAAATTATTCACTGCAAGGTAGCTCCGGTGGTGGTGTTATAACAGGATCATACAATGTTGGTGTTGGTGTATTAAGTTCACTTAATAGTCCTTCTGATACCAACTCAATTTCTGTCGGATACAACATAACCGGACTTGGATCAAATTCTATTAATATCGGAAATATATTTGGTGCGACTGGAATAAATACACCATCTACATCTGCTGCCACTATCCCAAATAAACTTACGATTGGTACACAGCAGACTACTCAAGGATCACTCGTTCTCAGTAATACGGCTGCTGGTGCTTATGATTTAACGCTCAAATCTTCTAATAGTGCAACAGCGGCATGGACTTATACCTACCCTACAGCAGCGCCTACTATAGCTAACTCAGTTGCTATAGTAAGCACTGGTGGTGTTGCTTCATGGGCTGCTCCCGGTAAAATACCCGGAACTCCCTATGTAATTAAATCATATGGTGCTGCAAATTCTATTACTGGTGTGACCGTAGAAACAACTGCTGCTACTATAGCCATACCGGCTAATTCTATAGGTCCAAATGGGTCAATCACTATTCACTCAATAGTGTCAGCTACAAATAACGCTAATGCTAAAGTATTTCGTGTGCGCTATGGTGGAACATCATTTGTTGCTATTTCTATGGCTAGCCAAGCTTCGTTAAATAACGAAATAAAAATTTATAACAGAAATGCTACTAATTCACAAATAGCTCCTGCTAGTATTACAACATCGTATGGTGTTACTACTGCTGCAAATATTACAGGAGCTATTGATACTACAACAAATCAAGATATAACAATAACATTAGCTCCAACTAATGCAGCCGATACTATGACACTTGAAGCTTACACAGTTGAAATAAGATATTCTGATTAAAAGGAAAAGATTTCAATGAGCAATATATCTACAATTATTAAAACAAATAAAGATACTATTAAACTAGGAATGAGTGGTGACATTGTTCGCCAAGCTCAATTAGCTTTAGCTGAAAAAGGATACAATTTAAAAGGTACTGGCTATTTCGGCAATGCCACTGATACTGCTGTTGAAACCATTCAAAGAAAAGCAGGAATTAAAATTGATGGAGAAATAGGACCAATTACAGCTAATATTATTGATAAACTTCCTGCTGCTTCTCTTTTGCCTACAATAGAACACTTAGAAGTAAGCCGTCCATTGTGGCTTGAGGCTGGTTTAAAATATTTAGGGACTAAAGAATTTGCTGGTTCCAAAGACAATCCTGTGATTATTGATTGGGCTAAGGAAGAAGGTGGAGATATTGAGGAACAATACACACACGATAGCATTCCGTGGTGTGCTCTATTCGCTAATCACATTTTAACTAAAGTTGGATTAAAGGGGACAGAAACGCTTTGGGCTTTAGATTTTGCTGGCAAATGGCCTAGCGTTCGCTTAGCTGGTCCTGCTGTCGGCGCGTTCGCTCCGATGAAGCGTCAAGGTGGTGGACACATCATGGTTATTGTGGGTAGGGATCAGATTGGCAACGTCATGGGGTTAGGTGGAAATCAGAGCGATGCTGTTACTATTGCTCCATTTGCTGTTAGTCGTTTAAATCAAGGTTTTTATTGGCCTAGAGGAGTTAGCTTACCTCCTCATGTTGGTATCAGATCATTGCCAATTGTAAAGAGCAACGGAAAAGTTTCAACTAACGAGGAATGATTATTATGAATTTAACGCTCATTCAAAAAATAGCGATTACTATGGCTGTACTAGGTGTATTGTCTACATCAGGTGTACAGTTAACTGACATTTTAGGATCAGGTATTGCTAAATCTGTAGTTTCTGTATCAGGTTTAATTAATTCTGTATTGGCTGCTATTGTAGCTGTTATTTCAGGGCAGAGCGCAATTATTAAACAAGTTGCTTCTATGCCGGGAGTTGAAAGAGTTAGCGTCAATGCTGATGCTGGTGCTACTTTAGCTCAGGCTGCAACTGATCCAACTTTAAAGAATGTTGGTGCGACTACTCCTGAAGTAAGGCAATCCTTGTTAGCAAAGGCTGGATCATGAAAAAGCTTTTTATAGTTGTAGCTATTGCACTCTCATTAGCTGGTTGTCAAGGTACGCGATTTGGTGACTTTATAGCTACTGCTGGAAATGCTATTACAGCAGCAGAAAATGCAGTAACTCCTCAGCAAATCTATATAGCAGCTAATGCTTTTGATGCTGTAAAAGTTTCAGCTACTAATTATTTAGAGCTTAGGCGTTGTCCTACTAATGCTCCGTTCTGTCGTGATCCTTCTGTAACTAAGAAACTCATTCCTCTTATTCGTGCAGGCACCATTGCAAGAAATAATGCTGTTGCTTGGGCTAGAGCTAATCCAAATGGATTTGCTGATAAAACGCTGTATGAAAAATTAACTGCCATCACTTCTACAATTGAGGAAATGATGCGTCAATACAATATAGGAGGCTAAGTTATGGAAGCATTATTAAGCTTAAGTTTAAATTTAATTACTAAAATTCTTCCTCAAATTCCGATTTTAGCTAGTCCTATTGTTTCGGATATTATTAAAACTGTAGCTGTAGCTACTCCTATTGTAATGTCTACTTACAAGGATTTAAAACCAATAGTGACTAACATCATTAAAGGACTTAAGAACAGCGGAAATATTACTGAAGATGACTGGAATGCTCTTATTGAAGCTGAGAAGCTAATTGATGAAGATTTTGATAAGGCCGCTGCTGCTGCGCTTGCTGAAGATAAAACAGCTAAGGAATAAAAAGGAATGAAATGGATATTGCACAGGAGCTATTGAAACTAGGCCCTGCTGGTTTAATTTGTATAGTCCTGTGGGTAGCCTTATCCAAGTCAGAAAAAAGAGAAAGCGCAAAAGATTTAAGAATACAATACCTAGAAAATCAATTGATTGAAAGCTATGATGAAAGAATTGCTGCTGCTGAAGCATTGAGCAATGCTTTGTATGAGAGTGCAAGAGCTATGGAAAAATTAACAATAGAAGTCAGGACAGGAAAATGAGACACATTGTTAATCAGTTCCGTAGAATATGGAACGATGATGGTAGACATGATAAGGTGTTTTACTATCAAGAATACAAGCTAAAGGCAGCTTTGGCTAGAGTGAAGCACGCTACTGATGAAGTCATAAAGCAATCAACTCGATTGCAATATCTGCTTGGAGGAAGCTCTTTTTCCGAGCCTCCTGAAGGGACCAAGCACTGAGCGAGGGAGAGGTAGCGGGCGAGAGCCGGGAACGAATGCTAGGCCGGTTTCTGCGAAGCTGGATAGCCTTCTAGAAAGAGAGAAGCCCCGGTGGTGAGCCGGGGCTTTTTTTTGGTTTAAATCCAGTTAAGTTGTTTTTTGCTAAATGGAGTGGGGTATTGTGAATTTTCATTGAGCCATTTGATAAGTTGTTTACGCATATTAAGACGGAATTGATTACGAATGCGCTTTCCAAACAATGCAATCATTCCTTCAAATTGGCTATGTTTGCGAAGCTTCAAAAGACGGCAGTAATTAACTTCATTTTCTTTAGCGATAGATCGAATGCGATTGCGAAGCTCAATCTTCTTAGCAGCTTCAGCTTTACGCTTTGCAATGCGATATTCCTCAGCTTTAACTTTCTTCCAAGCTTCATACTTAGCGATAATGTCAGGAGTTGCATCAGCATGAGAGCCAAGAGCAGGATAAGACCATACCCTAGTAGTAGCAAACATAACTCTTACAGGCTCTTGCTTAATTTCATCCCAATAAGTCATGAAGAAATCACTATCATTATAATCATTCTGTTCTTGTTCAAAAAGACACACTCCAATGTGAGTTTCATATACCCACATTGGGCGCGGACCATAAGTATCATCAGACATTGAATTTCTTGCATCAGAAACGCTAACAAGCTTAGCTTTAGCAGGAATTTCATTGCGATCAAACGTGAAACCGTAAATGCCCATTTTGCTTTGCTCCGTTGTTGATACAGAGTGATATATACGGTTATTTTCTAACGTCAAGCACTTATTTTAAAAAAATTGCAATTGTTTTATTGTTTAAATGCAAAATCTCCATGAAATAATTCCACTGCTTAGGCCGGTTTCTGCGAAGCTGAGCAGCCTTCTGGAAAGAGAGAAGCCCCGGTGGTGAGCCGGGGCTTTTTTTTTATCCTTCAGCAAACAAATGATTTACAGGAGGTTTTCCAGCAGCTTTGCGCTGTTTATTACGAATTTCTAGTCCCATATCCATACAGTGAGCACAACGATATTCAGCAGGAACATTGCGAAAATCATTGTAGCTTACAATTTCAGAAGCCATAAATTGATACTTGCTTCGATTATTTCTATGAACTTTTCCATTTCCAATTGATTGAGCAGCACAACGAGCATAAATTTCTTGACCATTTGTCCCCTTATTAGCAGCCATGTGAATTTTTGCCATTTGCTTGCTCCGTTGTTGATACAGAGTAATATATACGGTTATTTTCTAACGTCAAGCACTTATTTTAAAAAAATTGCAA